AGGCGCTCAAGGCGGTCAAGGCGCTCAAGGCGGTCAAGGTGCTCAAGGCGGTACTGGCGGTATTGGTTCTCAAGGCGGCACTGGCGCTCAAGGCGGTCAAGGTGCTCAAGGCGGTCAAGGTGCTCAAGGCGGTCAAGGTGCTCAAGGTGGTACTGGCGGTATTGGTTCTCAAGGCGGCACTGGCGCTCAAGGCGGTCAAGGTGCTCAAGGCGGTACTGGCGGTATTGGTTCTCAAGGCGGCACTGGCGCTCAAGGCGGTACTGGCGGTATTGGTTCTCAAGGGTCTAGAGGAAGCTTGGGTTCTCAAGGCGCTCAAGGCGCAGCAACCGCATCTGGCACTACGAATAAACTAGCTAAATTTGTCAATACAACTGTAACTCTAGGAGACTCTTTGTTGACAGATGATGGAACATCTGTTATAACATTAAACGGTGGTGCGGCTGGGGCTTATTACATTGTAAATAGAACAAGCACTTCTTACCAAGGAGGTATTCAATGGGCCACTGGAGGGGCAACAAAGTGGTTTAATTACATGCAATCTGGAGAAACTGGCGATGTATTAAAATGGTATAGCGGTGCAGATAAATTATTTTTATCAAATAGTTCAAATATATTAGGCGTCGGAGTCTCGCCGTCTTATCCTTTAGATGTAAATGGTGCTGCTCACGCCACATCGTTTCCAACTTCTTCAGATGTTCGATTCAAGAAAAATATAACTCCAATAGAAAACGCTCTTTCTAAAGTCTTAAAATTAAGAGGAGTAAAATACGAATGGAATGAATTCATAAACAATACAAGAGATGGATACGCTTTAAATTCTCCTATTCTTGGATTCATAGCTCAAGAATTAGAACTTGTAGTGCCCGAATTGGTCTCTAAATGGAAACTGAACGAAGACTGCCAAGACGCAAGAGCTGTAGATTACCCAAGAGTTGTTGTCTTATTAACAGAAGCTATAAAAGAACAGCAAACGCAAATAAATGACTTAAAAACAAGAATTTCTATTTTAGAAAATAAATAAAAAAATCTCTATAATAAAAAAACAAACGCTCAATTAATGACACCCGTATTGTGAAATTTGAGTTTTTTAAAGTGTAAAGATATGTATGTCCGTTCAGCATGCCAACCGAGGAGTAGTAAAAAAAGATTTACAGTTATATTATAATGCAAATTATGGTAGAAGTTGTGCTGGTGAACCTACAACTAATTACGCGTCTTATAATTTAATTAGTTATTGGAGTCTTTCTGCAAACACTATTGTTGAGATAGCAAATATAAATACACCATCAATATATTCGCAAGATGCAAGTACTCCAGCTTACAGAATGTATCAAAATAGCACTGCTTCAGCTCAGTATTTAGTTTCTTGCCCTGTGCCAATTAATACTGATGTAACTTTAGTGGCTGGATCTTATTGGACTATTTCTGTTTATGCAAAATTAGCTCCAAGTTCTGGATTATCTAATGGAACTGGTAATGATGCTAATTATTTAACACTCCATAAAAATGGACAACAAGTTTCTGTTTTTAATTTATCTACAGGAACTGTCGTGTCTAGTGGGGCTTTTGGTTGTTCAATAATTAATGTTGGAAATGGATGGTATAGATGTTCTGCTTCTTTTTCTATATCTGATACTACAGGGTACTTTTATATTAGTAATTACAATGGAGTTAGTTTAGTAACTGGAATAGTTGGAAAAGATATTTATTTATGGAGACCTCAAGTTGAAAACAAAAGTTATGCAACTCCTTGGGTAAGTAGCTCAAGAGATGCTGCAAACAAAATACCCATAAGACCAGAAAAATTTATTAATTATTTTAAAGACTTAGGGACAAGCGGAGCAGGTTCGGGTGCTGATAATGAAGTATCTTTCGCATTACAAGGAACTACAGGATTTGTCCGTTTAGGCTATGGTCAAACTTTTGGAGATTATACAATACAACCAAATGATATAGTTTATAGATATTACTCTATAACAAATGCTTGTCATTATCATGGTAATCGTTTTACAATAAAAACTGGTGAATATGGATGTTTTAGTTTTGAATATTATATTGATCCAAATGCTACAAATGTAGCAAGTGTTACTGCATTTGTTTCTAATGTTGAAGTGGTTTCTGGAACTGCTTTAGGAACAGGAGCTTCAATTCCAAATACAACAAAAGGAATTTGGCAAAAAATAACATATTTTACAGCAGTCGCCGCGACAAATACTGTTGTCCAAGCATTTTTGTATCCCGGCGGTTGTAATCCAAGTCGATTAATGGACAGTGGATATATATTAATAAAAAATCCGACATTTACATGCTCATCTGCAAGATGTAGTAATAGCTTTACAAATTCGTTAGATAAGTGGACTCCTAATATGGTGCTAGTTTCTCAATCTCCTTATGGAGAAATGACATTTACAAAAAGCGGAGTCGCAAGTTGGACAAACTCAAGAGTCTATAGTACTCAAGGATATACTGGCGTTGCTTATGTTTCTTTCACGCCAAAACAAGCTAATCTTGCGGCAATGATTGGCTTGAATAGTGATCCAGCAACAGGAATAAATTATGGTAATTTAGATTATGCATGGTATTTGACAGACACAGGAGACGCAAAAATTTATGAAAGCAATAACGATTTAGGGACAACTGGATCATATACAGCAGCAACAACTTTTGAAATTATATTTGATGGTAAATATGTTAAATATTATAAAAATGGAGGTTTGGCGAGATCGATAGAGCGATTATCTACTGCTGCTTTATATTTAGATAGTTCGTTCTATAATGATACTTTTGCGGTAACAAATTTATTTTTTGGACAATATACTCCTGATACTCCCGCTTCTGGTGGCGGATTAATTGATTTGAGCGGTAACAATGTTAATACTAATTTATTAAACACTTCTTATAATAGCAATGGATTTTATTTTCTTGGTAGTTCAAGTAATGCTATAAATTTTGAAGTTCCAAGTTCTTTTATTTATTCTGCTGCTGGAAAGACGGTGTTGATGTGGGTAAGACATAATAATACAAGTTATACTTGTTATTGTGGATTAGGAAATCCAGCTACTGCGCAAAGTTTTAATTTAAGATCAACGGCGGCTTCAGTAGAAAGATTAGGATTCATGGGATATGGAGCGGATTATGATCCCGGCGTTGGTCCACAAATAAACGATAATGTTTGGCATTTAATAGGTGCAACATTTGATAGCTATGGATCAGGGACTTTGAAATTATACGTTGATGGTTTGAATATAGCGTCTACAACGGCTACATTATCAACAACTCCCAGTGTTGGTTATATCGGAAGGTCTACTCATAGTAGCGGAAATGAAGGATTTTTAACAGGTTATGTTGGTCAATTCATGATTTATAATAGAGCATTAACAGATGCAGAAATCTTGCAAATATTTAATTCACAACGAAAGACTTATGGAATATAAAATATGAGTACAGTAAATAATGGGCCGCAAATAGTTAGGAGTGGATTGGTTTTAGATTTGGATGCTTCTTTAGTATCTTCTTATTCAGCTATAGCCGTATATAGTGTTCAATGTTACTCTACATTTGGTGGAGGCTTAAGAAGTGCAAATTATACTGTTCAATACAGTGATGATAATTCTACTTGGACGACTGCTTTTACAGGAGTAATGAGTAATAATTCTAGTTGTGGAATAATTATAGGCACAAATAGAAACGATAGTAATTATAGTAAACATAGATATTGGAGATATGTAGAAGGCGGCGCTGTGGTTGGTCATCATCCTAGAGTATCAAGAATAGATTTTATAACTAAAAGCGGTGCTGTATATAATCTAACAACTTATACAACTGATAACTGCGCAGATTCTGGAACTTATATAGTAGGTACAGTAACCAAAGATTTTGGAACTACAACTTGGAGAGATACAAGTGGTAATGGATATAATGGTACATTAACAAATGGTCCAACTTTTAGTGGTGTCAATGGTGGTAATTTTAGCTTTGATGGTGCTGATGATTATGTGGAATCTAATTCACAACTGGGTATTTCAGGAGCCACATCCAGATCATTTGAATGTTGGACTTATATTAGTAGTAATCTGAGTAAAAATGTAATGGGGTATGGTGGCAACGGATCTTTGAATTTATTTGATACAATAATTTTGTATACAAGTCCATATCTACAAGTTATTGGTCATTATTACGGAGGAGATGCTGATACTATTTCTACTTTACCAGCAAGAAATACATTAAATATAAATCAATGGAATCATATCATTCATTTATATGATGGTACAAATGTTTCATTATATACAAACAGCGTTTTAAGTAATTCAAAAGCATTTACATTAAATACTACAAATACTACACTTTTAATTGGTGCGGGTAAATACACCGGTTATAATTATTTCAGTGGAAAGGTTGCTTTAGGTAGAATCTACAATAGAGCATTAACCGCAACTGAAATTCTTCAAAACTATAACGCAACAAAAACAAGATTCGGATTATAATATATGTCAAAAATATACTCTCCAAAAATTATTACGGATTCTTTAGTGATGTGTTTAGATGCATCACAAAATACATCATATCCAGCCGCCGATTTGCCTGTAAAAAATGGATTGGTCATGTGGATGGATGCTGCTGATGATACTACATTTAGTTATAGCTCTGGAACAAGTGTCAGCCAATGGAGAGATAAAAGTGGAAATAATTCTCACGTTTCGCAAGCAACATCAGCGAATCAACCAAGCAGAAGTACTACACAAAATAGTAGAAAAATAGTAACTTTTGATGGAACAAATGATTCTTTAAGTACTTCCATTTCATTAGATTTAAGTGTTACTCATACAATATTCGCTATAGCTAGTCAAACAACAGGCACCGAGGATGCTGGATTAGTTTCTATAAATAATTCATTAAATAATGGACTTACTTTACATAATGGAAGTACTTATTATTCATATTATGGTGATGGTTCTAAATATGCGACTAGTTCAATTACTACATCTACGACTTATATTTTTACAAAAGTTTTTAAAGGCACTTCTAGCACTACAAGGCAAGTATATTTAAATGGAACTTCTGCAACAACAACAGGTGTCATTGCAAATTCTGATGCTTCAGGTGTAATTAGATTGGGTCAACAATCAACTTATTTAAATGGAAAGATTGCTGAAGTAATTATTTTTAATAGAGAATTAACAGCTACAGAATTAAAACAAGTCCACACATATCTTGGACAAAAATGGGGTATATCTAATACTGATAGAAGTATAGTTGATTTGAGTAACAATAATAATAATGGATTATTTGGCAATGCAACCGTGGCAAATATGCCGCTTTATGATTTTTATAATAAAGGAACTTTAAAATTTGATGGTACTAATGATTATGCTAGTGGTTTTGGTTCATCAATTGTTCCTACATCGACGGTTCAGTATACAGTAAGCATGTGGGTTTACAGAACCAGAAATAACGTTGGATATGAAGAATTATTATCACAATGGACATCTGCAAATTCAGGTAATTCTTTTTTCTTTGGATTTAATAATTCAAACGTAAGATTTACTGATAATTGGAGTGATGTTGTTGTATCTGGTGCGGGTAATACAAACATATGGATGAATTTGGTTGGTGTATATACCGTATCAAATGCATTTATTTATTTAAACGGTGTTTTAGTTGCTACAAGAGGATCTGGATTTAGTTATACAGGTACAGGTCCATTGATACTCGGAAGACAGGGAGAATTAGCCTCAGAATATTTTGGTGGAAATATAAGTAATGTTTTAATTTATAATAAAGCATTAAGTGCAACAGAAGTTGCTCAAAATTACGAAGCTCAAAAGTCAAAATTTGCAAATACAATTGTACAACAAGGATTAGTATTAAATCTTGATGTTGGTAATATATATAGTTATGCAGGAGCAGGTACGGTTTGGTATGATGTTAGCGGAAATAGTTACAATGGAACTTTGATAGGATCTCCAGTTTATACTTCTGATAATAATGGTGGAATTATATTTGATTCAGTTGCTAAGTATGTCACTTTACCTGCCAGTGGTCTTGCATTTGGAACTGGGCAATTTGCAATCGAAGCTTGGGTATTTTCTACAGCAGCGGTATCATATAATCATGTTTATTCTTCTCAATCTTCGAATAACGTTGGATTTATATCTTTATATTATCAAAATGGATACGGATTTTCTGTAGCCGATCTTGGTAATTCCGCCGTGAGAACAGCCACAACGCATCAAACCGTCGTATCGCAAAATACTTGGTATCATGTAGTCGGCATACGAAACGCATCAAATCAATATATAGTTTATGTAAATGGAGTAGAGTCTACTACTAATTCTACATCTTCTTACCCGTTAACTGCTACTGCACCTCAAATAGCATCAAATCCAGCGAGTAACACTGAAAGATTTACTGGTACTATAGCAAGTTTTAGATTATATAACACTTCATTATCTGCCGCTCAAGTTTTACAAAATTACAATGCTACAAAAGGAAGATTTGGATTATAACGCTCAAATCATTTTAAACAGTGTAATAAATTTCATATAATAACAAAACTATGAGCGAAGACATGCAACTAAAGTGGAAAGTAACAGCAATGGACTGCTACCCTGTGTTCAGCGGCGCAACCGATTATGTGTTTAACGTCCACTGGGATTGTTTGTCTTATTATAATGGCGTAAGTGGTGGGCCATTCTATGGTAGAGTTTATAGCGTAACTAGTGTGCCGGCGTCTCCTGGGCCAGTTACTCCTTTCGTTGATTTAAAAGAAGAGCAAGTATTAGATTGGGTCTATTCAGTTTTTCAATCTGGAGATAAAGAAAGATTTGAAAACTCATCAATTCAACAAATAGTTAACCAAATTGCTCCTCCAGTAGTAACTCCTCCAGCTCCTTGGCCCGCAGATATATTTCCAGTCATTGCCCCGTCAATTACGATACAGCCTCAATCTGGCATTTCTTTATGGTCTGGGCAGAATATTTATGTGTCATTAATGGCTGCCGGCCAACCTCTAAATTATCAATGGAGAAAAGATTCTGAAAATCTATCAGGAGTAAATGGAGACGGATTACAAATTTTAAACATACAACTAGATCAAGCTGGGCTCTATGATGTTGTAGTATCGAACTCTTTGGGCTCAGTTACGAGTTCTGGGTGCCAAATTTCTGTCTCTCCGCCAGTTGTTCCAGTGATAATAGATCAACCAGCGGGAGGAGAAGCTGTTACTGGATCTTCATTCATATTTAATGTAATGGCGACGGGATACCCGACTCCCTCTTATCAATGGATGTTTAATAGTTCAGAGATTTCTGGAGCTGTATGGGCAGGATATGGTTTACCGAATTTGCAAGAGAATCAAGCCGGAGATTATACGGTTAAAGTATATAATGCTGCTGGGGAAGTCTTGAGTAATGTCGCTCATTTGAATGTTATAATTTGAACTTAATAAGAGATTCTCTCTGGATAGAGTGTAATAAAAAGCATGGCTTCTTTATTGTCTGCCGCGCAGAAAGCTAGTTTTGAGAAAGCAATGGCTAATTTATTTGATACTTTTAGCCAAGATGTAATCATTTATAAGGAAGCCCGAATAGAAATAACTAATATTAATCAGCCAAGAATGTATGGTTACAATGAAAGATCAGATATTGATAATATTAATTATATCCCAGTCACTGGAGTATTCCCGGCTCTAGTTACTTTTACAAAAAAACAATCTCAACAAAGACTAGAAGAAGCAGATAATATAATAGACAAAGGAGAAGTCGAAATGAAAGTCAAGAGTGAAGCTAATGACTTTATTCAAAACGGCAAAACTCTTTATGCGTCTTTGGATGGATTAATGTTTAAATTTATTTCGTCTCAAGCCCCGAGGCCTTATATTTCTTCTGAATTTTTTACTTACTATTTAGAAAGGGAAAGATAATGCAACTCACAAACATAGTAATAAAAGGAAATATTATTAATGACATTCTTTCTAATCCTAATGTTCAAGACCAGATAGAAAAAGACGTAAAAGAACAATTTGAATTACAAAAAGCAAAAGCTATTAAAGAGTTTGATGACCACGATGTCACGAAAGAGTTGCTGAATCCAGAAGACGGAAATAAGAGTGAGACCTTAGGAGGCTACGGGGATTTATTTGGTTTTATTGGTTTCAACGCTGGATTTGATCCTATATCGCCAGTAAGATTAGCTTTACAATCGAAAATAAAATTCAAAAATACAAATCTATCAATTATTTATCCTAGAAATGCAAAGGGTCAATTTGCTACCGGCACAAGAACAAAAGAATTAAAGATTAATATTCAAGTCCCTGATTTGGATGATTTTGCTAAGGCATCTAAATTTGAAGACATGTGGACCGGCGGTAGAAATTGGGTCAAAGGAATAGAAAGAGGCATCTCTGGAGTTCCTTATTACGCCGACTACCCAAGAGGTCGGTCAGAGAGAGGTTTACAGTTAAGAGGCCCAATAGAAGAAAGCTCAAGCGAGACACCAAGGCCGTCAAGTTTTACAACTAGACCTTACATAACTGAAATTATTGATAATTTTAAGAAAAATTTTACTAATAATACAGAGCAATAAAATGAAAGCCAATTTCCAAAATACTTTAACCAGTAGCTTTTTGCTATATGTAGACCACACTATTCTAAAAAGAGGAGAAGGTTATTCGAATGTTAGCTCTAAATTTTATCCAGTCTCTGGAATCTACAATAATTACTATACATACGCAGCCCCATACAAACAAATAGTAAGCGACTCTTCTATAACTGGCGCGAATCAATTAACAGGAGTGTATTTAGATGGTAATTTCATAGTGCCCGGGCAAAGTGGATTAGTCGCAATAAATCACTACGATGGAGAAGTAATTTTTTCATCTAATAAAAACTCCAACACTATCAGCGGAAATTATGCAATAAAAGATTTCAATGTTTATTTAACAGATAAATCTGAAGAAACTTTGCTATTCTCTACAAAATTTGAGCCAAAGAACAGGAAACCCCAAACAATCACTGGATTAGATGTAAATGAATTAACTTATCCAGCTATATTTTTAAGACTAGTCAATTCTCAAAACGAACCATTCGGATTCGGCGGCACAGATATGACCTCTTGTTATTTCCGAGCGTTAGTCATGTCTAATTCAATGTACACATTAGACGCAGCGTGTGGGGTCTTAAGAGATTCTGCTCACGATTTTTTTAGAACAGTAAGCAATGCTGACTTAAAGCTTAACGCTATGAGTTCTTATACTGGAACTTCTTATAATTATACAGGAATAGCCACTGGAGATAACGTGTACATGTCTAGCGTATCGGTTTCTCAACTCAAAACATCAACCTCAACAGAATTCAAGAATCTAAATCCAAATATTGTTTCGGCTTTTGTTGATTTTGATCTAGAAATAGTAAGAGCCCCGCATGCTTATTAAAATAATTTTCTATAGTTGATTTATTATGTGTAAATTTCAATAGAATAAATAAGGAAACCAAATGAGTACTACATCAAGAAATCGCGTAATTTATCAAAGTCAAGCTTTGTTTGCTGCTCCGACCGGGGCGGTATCTGTCTCTGCGGCTGCGCATGGCCTGCGAAGAGTCCAAAGCTGTAATTATAATTTCTCAGTGTCTCGCCAAGACATTAATCAATATGGCGAACTAGGAGCTATTGACAGGTTGATCTTACAAGAGCCTACTGTCGCTGTAGACTTGTCTTATTATTTTGAGCCAACTGGTTTTAATGAAAACCATTTAGGTTTTAGAACTAATGCTGTTACTGGAGTCTCTACAGTCGCCGACCACATGCTTGATTTTATTATTTCTAGCGGAAGTGGTTATGATCAAAAGAATGTTTATGTTTTAGTCAGTGACGCCGGTATTGATGCTAATGACACCGGTGCGGTGGCGTCAGGCACAATTGACGGCATTATCGGTATTGGCAACGCATTCGTTACGTCTTGGTCTCTAGAAGCTTCTGTGGGAGCAATCCCTACCGTGAGTTGCGCTTTGGAAGGGCAAAACATAGTGTTCACTGGGGGAACAGGCAGTGCTATCCCCGTTTCTATTGGAAATCCTGCTGTAGTAGATGGCGCTGACCAGTCAGCAACTCTGGTTGTTCTTCCTAATGGCGCTGGATTATTCGCTGCTGCCACTGAAATTTCGGCAGTAAGACCAGGGGATATCACTCTGGTGCTAGGCTCTTCAGACTCAGATAATTCTCCAATGTTTGGATTAAATGAATCTGATCTAAAAATACAAAGCGCTTCAGTTTCGATGACTATTGGTCGCGAGCCAATCAGAAAGCTTGGTAAAGCTTTCGCCTTTACAAGAGAAATCACATTCCCAATTAATTGCACTATGACTGTTAATGCTATTGTCGGAGCATCTGCTTCGAATAAGCTTTATACACTGATGACTACGAATGGAGACTCTACAAAATTCTATTGCGAACTTAAATTAACAGGTTATCAAGGAGCCGTCGCGCACAGTTCTTACGTCATGCTTAAGGGCGCGAAACTAGACTCTCAAAACTTCACTTCTTCAATTGGGCCTAATAAAACGGTAACTCTAGAGCTTTCCGCTCAAGTCGGTAAGAATTCTGGATTGCATTTCTTAGCGAACTAAATTAAATAAAATTTGAACTAACCCTCGCCTTAACCGGCGGGGGTTTTTTATTTTTATATTTTATCTTATTTTTATATAATATAGCAAAAGGAATATGGACGACGAAAAACTAAAGGAATATTTAAAGTTTCAATATAGCAGAAATATCATTGCTCTCTATAAGAAATACTTTGAAATGATTGATGATCTTAAACAAGACCACGATCTTTTGTTAAAAAAAGTAGCAGAGAGCTCTTCTGAAAGCTTTGCTAAAAATATTGATTATTTTGACAATGATAAATATAATTATATAAGGAAAAAGATTTTAGATTCTGGGAACGACGCTATTAGAAATATAGATACCAGCTTTAAGTCTATAAATATTTCTCTAAAATAAAATATGAAAGAAAAATGGCTACATAATTTTGAAGTACAAAAAACTCAAAAGGTAAAAGAAACTACAACAGAAGTAAACGAAGCCGGAGAAGAGCTTCAGATCACTAAAGAAGTAGAGAAGAAAGTCCCTCAGAAGTTTTATATTTTAAAACCAAACCGCAAAATACAAGACGAAGCAAGCGTCTTCTACGCCGTAAAGGTTTCTGAAGGAATTAAGCTCGGGCTAGTTACTAAAAATTACCTTTTACGCAAATTCCAGCAAGACGGAATTTTAGCTTCTGAAGACGAGAAGAAGGCCCACGCAGAAAATTACTCAAAAGCTATAGCTATAGAAATAGATTTAGAAAAAACAAAGCAAGATTCTACGCTTAGCGAAGCAGAAAGAGAATTGAAGAATGGCAATCTGAATCCCGAATATCAGATCTTGCGCCAAAAGATTTTTGATTATGAAAACGTGCAAAACTCTCTATTCGATAACACAGCAGAAAAGAGAGCTTCTGACGCTTTGAATTTGTGGTTTGTATTGAATTTACTTTATCAAGGAGAAGAAGGTTCTCAAACTTGTTTGTTTGGAGATGGATCATTTGAACAGAAACTTCAAAAGCTTTCTCAGATAGAAGAGTCGGAAGACGAATTCTTGAGTAGTGTTGTAGAGAAGGGTGGTTTCCTTATCGGCCAACTAAACTCTGGGGTGCCAAAAGAAGACCTGATTGGTTAATAATCTGTGAGTGATCTTTATGAAAAAATAAGTTTTTATAAAGGCTTGTATAAAGAAATAGCAGTGGGCTTTTCTGAGGATAAATTCTTGGAAAAGCCTATTTTCATTAAACATTTCACAGAATTAGAGAATGGCGATTTAGATAAAAATAGAAGATTTTTCAGCGGAGAAGCCTTGGAAAAAGGACTAGAAGAGAAAGAAGAGAAGCTAAGTTTTTTAATAAAAAATCAACTTTGGTCTAACGAAAAAGAAAAAGATATAGATCAAATTTCCAAACAGATTTCTGACACTGAAATGCTAATAAGAAATCTTATAATAAAAAGACAAATCAATGAAGCTAAGAATAAGATCAAAGACCTAAGAAAATCTCTCTTAAATTTAGAGAATGAGAAAGCTGACCTATTAGGATTTTGTGCTGAAGACTATACCGGCAAAAAACTTAATGAGTTAATTATTTACTTATCGTTTTACAAAGACCAAGATTTTAAAGAAAAATTTTTTACTCAAGAAGACTTTGACGATTTGTCGCCGAAAGAGTTGTCGAATTTGGTAGACATATTGGGAAATTTTTACACTAGATTCGATTACGAAAATATTAAAAGAATCTGCGCTTCTTCTTTTTTTATGAGTCTTTTCGCTTTGTGTGATAATAGTGCTTATAGTTTTTTTGGTAAATACACTAAAGATTTGACAATATTGCAAGTAAATTTATTTTCTCAAGCTAGATATTTTAAATCTTTGATAGAAAGCCAAGCCCAGAGTAATCCTCCTTCAGATGTCGTTTCAGATCCAGACAAGATGGTAGAATGGTACGAATCTGTAGAAAGCTCAGCAAGAACTGGGAATTCATCTAGTCAATCTAGCGGAGTTGGATATACGGGAGCAACAAGAGAAGAGCTGGAAAAAATGGCCGGAGGAAAGGCTGTGACCTTAAATGAAATTGCAGCTAAAAAAGGCAACAAGCTTACAACAGAAGACTTTATCAAAATGCATGGATTATAGTGTAATCTAAATAAGGACCAAGGTTATGCCAACGAATATTCAAGCCAATCTTACTTTAAATACTGCTCCGGCGCAAGCGTCTTTTAATAGCTTCACGGCAGCTATCGGTTCTGCAAAATTTGCTCAGCCTCTTGGAAGAATCAGTGGAGACGCAGCGGAGTTCACAAAATCATTATCAGCAGCCACTGCTCGCGTTACAGCTTTCGGTTTAACTGCTGGAGCTATTTATAAAGTTTCTCAAGCTATTAGAGAAGGCGCTAAAGCTACTATAGAAGTAGATAAACAATTAGTAGAATTAAATACATATCTAGGCAAATCAAGAAATGAATTAGAAGGTTTTTCTCAGTCTTTATTTAAAGTAGCCAAAAACTCAGCAGTTCCATTTGAAGCCGCTGCCGAAGCCGCGAAAGAGTTCGCAAGACAAGGTCTTTCTGCTAATGAAATATTAAAAAGAACAGGAAGCGCCCTAACCCTAGCAAGAATAGCTGGTATTAGTTATGCACAAGCTGTAAATGGTATAACTACAGCAATTAACAGTTTTAATAAAGAAGCTTTGACTTCGGAAGATATTACTAACAAATTAATCGCTGTTGATACAAGATTTGCTGTTAGTTCTGCTCAGTTGAACGAAGCCCTCTCGCGCGTGGGTAGCTCTGCTGAGGAAAGCGGTTTAAGCATCGATAAGCTAATAGCGACAGTCACTGCTGCGCAGCAAATAACTGGACGCGGCGGCGCTGTAATTGGTAACGCTTTAAAAACAATATTTACTCGCTTACAAAGACCAGAAGTATTGAGTCAGCTTGAGATGTTAGGAGTCGCAGTTAAAGACCAAAATGGATATCTATTAGATGGCATAAGTATCTTAAAAAATTATTCTGACGCTACAAAAAATTTAAGTCAAACAGAAAAATCAAGAACAGCAGAACTAGTTGGTGGTATTTACCAGATTAACCAAGTAAATGCTTTAATTAAAGATCTTTCTAGTTCTAATAGCATTTATGCTGATGCTTTAAGAGTTTCCAGCGCCGCGACAGACGAAGCGAAAAAGAAGAACGAAGAATTAAATAAAAGCCTGTCTGCTGTATTGCAGCAGACTAAAACATCCGCTCAAGAAGCTGCCGCTGCGCTAGGATCATCTTTGCTAGATCCATTAGTTAAATTGGGTAGCACAGTTTCAGAGGTTCTTTTAAAATTAGTAAGTCCAAATTCTGATTTATTTGGTCAAGGAGAAGACTCTGGCAAAAAATTTGCCGATGGGCTACGCAAAGGCGCGGCTTCGATATTAGGAAAAACTTTAGGGGCAGGTGGCTTACCAATTTTAGCCGCTACAGGAGGGTTGCTGGCTGCAAAATTTGCTAAATTCGGAGTGAGCTCATTAAAGCAGTTGGGGAGAGCCAGCTCCGAAATGTTTACTTCTGAAAAAGAATTACAAATACAAAAAAGAATTAACGATACCTTAAGAGAGAATCCTGCGATAATTGATAGCGTCATAAGTCGCAAAATGAATTTAGCGCAAGCCGAAGCAGAGGTATTGAGGCTAATTCAAGAACAAAATAGATCTCTTTTAACTCAATCTAGAATAACGGGAAGAGTCACTTCTACCGTAAGCACAGCCCAGAAAGCCTCTAAAAGAGGAATAGGAAGACTATTCGCTGAGGGCTATATTCCTGACACGGGCGTAGAAGCAGCGGCTTTCCAATTAGAAGAAAACACAGCTAGAAGAATGGGCGCTGTTAATCCGAAAGCGGAAGTAGTCCAAGCCACAATCCAAGGCAAAACTGGCCCTGTAATTGTAAACGATAAAGAAAAAATAATTCCAAATTATGGAGGAACTGGAGAAACAGCAATAATTCCTAATTACAGAAATCTTGATGAAATACCAAGAATGTCTAAAGGATACATTCCTAATTTCGCTTGGTCTAAGAGCAATAAAATGCCCAAAGACTTTTTGATAAAATATCCGCAAAGCAAAGCTGCAATCAAAGCTGGCCGCATGTATTCTCCAGAAGTTAGAGCAATGTTGCAAAAACTCCAGACTGGAGAAAAAATAGATAGAGATTTACTAGATGCTTTAATAGAAAGAGACATTCCGATAAGAGAAGTAATAGCTCCTTCTTCCGCAAAAGATTTACCTAGTCAGGCTTTGATTAAAAACGCATTAGATAAAGAGCAAGCAAAAAGAGCAAATAAATTATCAGAGCTGCCTGCGGGAAGCGAAATAACTGTGCGCCAAGATGTTCCTTCAATGACAAGAAAAGGAGTGGGAGTAGTGAAAACAGAAAGCTCTGGAGGATTTAAATCTTACGATTCATTTGTTGCATTTGATAATCCAGTGATGGGTAAGTCTGCTGGTTTAGAAAGGGCTTCCTTAAACATAGGAGCAGGAAAAGAAAAAAGTCCGTTATTAAAAATATCAGGTACTTTATCTAAAGATCAATCTTTGCCTAAAGATTTAAAAAATTGGACTCAAGTAGGATACAACCCAGACAGACACTCTTATTATTACGATAGAAAAACAAAAAAACCAATAGTAGGCGGCCAGCAAGCTATACAAATTGGAAATACTGTTTTTGTAAAAGAAGCGATATCTGGAAATAGAGAAGACTTTTCTTACGCTAAAGGATATATTCCTAATTTTGCAAAACAACGTTTAGGAGGAGGATTTTTCGGAGAATTTTTCGGGCTAAGAGGTTCTTTGGGAAGGAAAGATTTTTTTGATCCAAAGTCAAATAGAACTAAAACCAACGTTGCCAATGAATATGTAGCCGCTCAAGAGTTGGGGCAGATGATCGGCGCTGGACAATTAAATCCAATATTTAAGACTCCTGAAATTTATGGATCTTTAGAAAAATCTATACAAAAAAGTTCTATTTATAAAAAAGTAATAGCTGGCAAAACAGGCAAAGATTTAGCCTTAGATTTGGATCCATACACTGGAGAAAGACAAGGCTTTGATAAGTTTTATAATTTAATAGCTGGTAGAGCCCAAATGCAAATAGATATGGGCGGCAGAATGAAAGCTGATGATTTGGTTGGCAAGTATGATAATTTAATGTTTAATGAAAAATCTGAGACTATTTTATCTAAAGTTCTCAGAAGAAATTATGGTAAACTAATCAAATCAATAGAATCAAAAGACTTCGAAGAGAGCGAAGCTCAAATGGATAGAATTCTAACTTCTATAGCAAAAAAAGGCGGAGAAATCAATATCGTTGATACTGGGGTTTTTGGACTGAATGCTGATTTGGCTAAAAAAAGAACTAAAGGCTTATCTAAATTAGGGTATAAAGATGAATTTGCTTATGGGCCTACTTTTTTAAACCAAGGATATATTCCAAATTTTGCAAAACGCAAAGATGTTATACAAAGAATTGGAAAGAAAGAAATATTTGCTAGATTCCAAAAGCATTTCGAGAAAGGGAAAGACTATCAACGATTTTATGAGATTCACGCAGAAGAGTACGCGAAAAAAGGGCTCTCCGAAGAGGAGCGTCGGATGCATGCAAATATAACTTCTGCCATTTCTCCTCGTTTACCTGATTATGTAGCCGCTCAATTTTCTGGACCTATATTTAATAGGTTTATGGAAACAAGATCTACTAATGTAGATGACTATTTGGACGTGCCCCCAGCGAAAAAAGTCAGCAGGCATGCAACACTCGGTGGCACTGGCGACATGGGAAGAAAAGGAGAAATCGCAAATTCAGGAAAACCTAGAAATATAGATGACATTAGAAGGCTGGGTTTGTCTAAAGCTTTAAGAGGACTTGATTTAGGAAGCCACGACACGGCTAAAACTAGACATTACGCTAGAGCAATCCTGCAAGATAAAACAGCATTTCCAATAGATACTAATGTAATCCAGGCTATTCTCGGAGGTAAAAACCCTACTCCAAATGAAGCTGCAAAATTGATATCTTTAGCTAACGAATTTGCTGGGTTACATAAAATAGGAACTGGAGCGGCTGGTTTGCAAGCTGCTATTTTTAAATCTAATAGCAAGTTTTCAGAAGCGTACACCCCAGACACAGTAAGATCGGCTTTGTCTGGAATAAAAGGCAGGGCAGGAGGATATGTTCCTAACTTCGCTAATCCAAGAATAGTAGGGCAAGGTTCTAATCTATTTGTTTCTTCTTTATACGATACATTATCAGGCGAACACGGAGGCGGGCCTGAATATCCATTCGCAAGACCCGGGATGGGAGCGGCTTTCTTGAATAAAGAAAAAACGAATGATATGATTAAACTCATAAAGCCTTTTGTTGAATCTGGATCTAGAGTTATTTTCGGGGCGCAAGCTGGAAGAATGGGAGGAGATTTAGGGTTAATACAAGGTTTAGCTGGAAATAAAATGGTTGTAGAGGCATTGAAGGCTTCTTATCCTAAGTTAACTTCGAAATTCATTCAAGAAGGCACGTCTACTGCTAACTTAACTTCTCTGTTTGATAAATTTTATAAAACTTTAGGGCCCGATAAGATGAGAGAAATTGTTTCTCCATTTATTGAACCTGATATACTAAAATTTTATCAAAAAAATAAAAATTTTGGATCTTCTATAAGTAGACTTGCTGAATTTGGATCAGAAAGTCTAACTCAAGCTTCGTCTTCGCAGCATTCTATTTATCCTGCTGCGATACGTGGTAAAGCTTTATCTAGAATAGAGCCAGTTAATGCACAAAAACTTTTTCAGACAGCAGGAGGCTTATCTGATAAAGAAACAAAAAAACTTTTTGGCACTGTAAGAGTCGCAAAATTACCAATAGGATTTAGGTTCGAAAAAGGAGATGCGGCATCTAAGCTCTTGGGGTTATCACAAGGGTATATTCCTAATTTTGCATCAACTTTTAATGCAGAAAAAATTAAAAAAATGGGCGGCTATGTTGGTCAAGCTAATAAAGCTTCGGCCCCAGGTTTGTATAATATATTAAATAGTATTGGTATCCCGATTGAGTTAGATAATATAACTAAAAAAGGTTTAACAGACACGTTATCCTCAAAAGAAAATAAATTAAAATTATACAACTTCTTAAAACAAGAGCCAATTGAAATAACAAATTATCCCGACTCTTATTCTGAAGTTAAAGATGGAAATCATCGTTTTACATTAGCTCAATTTGCTGGTATCAAAAATATCCCAGCTAAATACAAAGATAATTTCTCTGGAGGATATATTCCTAATTTTACTGGTTTGTCTAAAGCAGTAAGCAGGGAAAAAACAATGAGTGGCCTTCCTGCGTCTCAAATCATGGCTCATTTTGATGGAGTAGGAAATCCTGTAGCAGTTACAAACAAAAGAGACGAGCCTAATGGACTAAAAGATGTACCAAATTTTGCTCTGCCTAGCAGACAGCTGGTTACTATTTTGTCAAGATTAGGATTGCTAAAGGGCAGAAATAATCTAGCAAACCCTATCTCAGCAGGCGTTGAATTGTTCGCCGGCTCTGCCGCTAGTAGCACTTTAGATACATTAGCTGAAAACGAATTGATTGACCCCAGAGCTTCGACATTCGCTAATGTTGCTATTCCTGGGGCTATTGGACTAAAAAATATTGGCAAAGGAATTTTTGGAAAAGGTTCTAAAACGCAGAGAGGCATAGCGATTGCGTCTGGCGTAGGGCAATTAACAGCAGGAACCCTCGCGGGATTCCAAGGCGGAGCAGACTTAGGTAATAGAATAAACATAAAAAAATTCGAACAAGCTTTGGACCGTTCTAAAAAAACATTTCAAGACTTAACAGAGAACACATTAGAGCTTTCCAATTCTTTAGCTAAATTAGATGACGCTTATAGAGATCCAAAAGCTGATCCTAAACAAATATTAAAGTTGTCCGCGAGTATAGCAGATTTACTGTCTAAAGTTAAGGGATCTAATCCAGGGCTTGTATCTAAATTAGCTTCAGAGACAACCCTAGCTGGTAAACAAGCTATCCTTGAAGATAACGCTAAAGAAAGCCAAAGAATACAATCCGTAAGACAAGAAGCTTTAAAGTTTTCAAGCAAAGGCACCATTCTTGGCAAAGACGCACCAAAAGAACTTGATTCATTTTTCAGATCTGTAATCAATTCGGGAAATCAAGATTTATTAAAGCAAGACTTGTCTAAAGCTGGTCCAGCAAATTTTTCTGAAGTTCTTTCTAAAGGAGGACTAAATGTACAAGAATTGTCTAGTGTATTTAAAACTGATGAATTAAAAAAGGGCTTCTTAGACGCGCTTAAATTAACTCAAAAATTAAACGAAATTTCTTCTAATCAAGAAGCAGCGATAATTGATGTTTCAAAACCGCTAACAAGAAAAAAACAACAAACCGAAGACCGCAGAGAAATAAGATCAAGCATAAGTAAAGCTTTAGAAGACCAATTGCCAGAATTAGCTTCGTTTGCAGGCGGCTTTAGCAAAAGAGCAGGAATTTCAGCCGCTTCTGATGCTTCTTTAGCAATTAAAACCACACAGTCTTCGGTATCTTTTCAAAATTCATTATTAGCGCAACTTTCTGACAAAGAATTTACCAAAGGATTGCCATCTCAAGTACAAGCAAAGCTTAATGCAATAGAAACTCCCGGTGTAGCAACAGGAAGAGACTTAGAGTCAATAAAACAACTTCCTGGTCTTAGCAAAGCTCAAGTAGCTGGCATAGAAAAACTAATACAATTTAACTCTTTACAAACAAGAGAAATACAAAAAGCTGGAACTATAGCTAATGAGACTAAAAACATACAACTTAAATTTTTAGCTTTACAAGAGAAATTGGCTTTTGGTGGAGATATTAAGACTTCTATAAATCCACAAATGAGAGCAGAGTCTATGTCTGCTGGGTTGCGCGGGCCTCTTACTTATCAATTAGGAACTTTATTTGGATCTAGAAGAACTCAGGTGGGAGGCGCTACTGATTTCTTAACAGAAACAATGCAAAAATATCCTGGGCTCCTTCAAACCAAAAACGGTAAAGAACCAGCAGACATATCAGGAGTAAAGAGGGAGCTTACTGGCCTCAACGCTATGGACATGCAAAGAGATTTGCTAAAGAGAGCTAACATGGCTCAAATGATGGGCCTCGGGCAAACATCTGGATTATTAAGAAACAAAGCTTTTGATTCAAAATATCTTTTTGAATCTGCTGGTTTGAAAGCCGATGCTTTATTTGGCAGTCCAGAAGTGCCAGGAGAAGTGAAAAGCTCGATGCAAGATTACGAAAAATTTGGAGTCCAATCTGCTAAGCAAGCCAAAGCAGATGACTCGGAGCTCAAGCGAGTGGAAGATCTTCTTGTACCTATAAAGCAACAAATCACAGAACAAGCGACAGCACTGGGGCAAGGTTTAGTTAGCGGTTTTGAAGCTAGTTTAAAATCCACTTTCGGAGATAAAGGCATACGAGCTGACGTAGTAAATCTTGTCGCAAGCCAAGTAAAGGGTAACGCATCTGAATCTGGCGCTGCTCAAGCGAGCGACGGCCCACCTGTAAAGAATTTTGCTAATCCTGTAAACGATGCAATAACTAGAGAAAAAATAGCCCTAGCTAAGAGAGGAATAATGGGAGTTCCTAACTTTGCAATGGCATCTATTAACTTAGAAAGAAGTCCAAATTTAGCAACCGCTTCTAACCCTCAAGGCTTTGGAGTAACAAATAGTATAGATGAAAAAAATGGCTTAAGAAGCTTAGGGATGAGATCTAGCGGTTATGTTAATAATTTTGCTAAAAAAACTGACCCGTATAATTTTGGCCCAAGTACGCCACCAAAGTCTGGGGGATATAGTCTCGGGGTAAAAGCAGCAACAATTCCGCCACCAAAGGCTGGGTTATTTTCACTTGGGGTAAGCGAAATGACTAGTGAAGAAATCTTAGCGCGGGCAATGAAAGAAGCGAAAGAGATTAAAGCGGCTGAATTGGCTCAAAGGAGAGCGGCTAGAGCGGCTAGACCCGCTGGACCAAATACTATAACTGGACCGAATGATTTTGGCAAAAGTACGCCACCAAGGTCTGGGGGATATAGTCTCGGGGTAAAAGCAGCAACAATTTCGCCACCAAAGGCTGGGTTATTTTCACTTGGGGTAAGCGAAATGACTAGTGAAGAAATCTTAGCGCGGACAATAAGAGAAGGGAAAGAATCTAAAGCGGCCACTTTAGCGCAAAGATCTGGACTATCTGATTTAGAAAAAACAACTAGACCCGCTGGGGCAAATCCTATTTTTGCTAGAACAGCTAGAGAGTCAAAATTGGCCGAAAATGCAGCCGCTAGATATGCTCAAAAGCAAGCTGATTTATCTAAACTAGCTAATCCAATTTATGATACGGCTTTAGATCCAGTCAAGAGAATGTCTGCGGCAGATTTACAAAATAGATTAAAAATAATAACTGAAAGACCTGCTTTCGCTAATTCAATAAATGCTCAAAAACAAAGGCAAGCTGCCGCTGCAAAAGCTGAAGTCATAAAACAAGCAGAGATAAATAGAAAACAAAATCTTGCCACTAGGTATTTCGAATCAACAGCAGGAAAAAGAGCTGAAATGAAAATGTTTGCTGAAGCCGACGCAGCGAGGACTGTCGCGCCTAGAGCATTCAGCGACAAGGGAATGTTGGCCTCTAGGATGGCGGAGGGAGGAAGGCTGGAAGATCTTTATGGGGTAAATTATGGACCTAGAGCATCGGCAATGGAAAATAATTATAAAGAACTCTCGAAAGAAGCAGTAAATAAAATTCTTGGAATAAAAGGCAGCGAAATTCCTAAAAAACCTTCTAGTTATTTATCTATGGGTGGATATGGTCCAACTGTCACGTCTACAGCCGCGCCCTCTGGCGCAGTTCCGTCTTCATCTTCTACAGCCGGCGGCGGTGGCTCTTTTTCTGCGAGAGGAACTGGCAAAAATGCTTTGAAATTTTTAGGCAAATATGGAGGAAAAGCTCTCGGGGGGCTCGCAGGAGCTGCTTCTATTTATGAATACTATGAAGGCTTCCAAGAAGCTAAAAAAGATAAATATGCTGGTGCCGCAAAAATGTTTGAGGCTACTGGGGGACTGGCTATTAGTGGCGCAGGATTAGCTGGAGCAGGACTAGCTACTACATTGGCCCTTCCTCTTGCGGTAGGGGCTTTAGGTTATGGTGCTATAAAAGGGGTAGAGGCGACTGGGCTATTGGACGCAGCGTATGGCGCAGGTTATGGTACAGTAGGCTTAGGTGCTATAGGCTCAAAGTCAATCAGAGGAATGACTAGCAGAACAGCATTTAACGACGACATGATCGTCGCTAGAAAACAAGAGATTTTAAAGGAAATAAATAGATATAACTCAGTTGCAGGAAATCCTTTAGTTTCTACAGAGTTTCAAGTGTCTAGATCTACAGCAGCTCAAAAGATAAAAGACAAGCAAGATTTAGAACAACTAAATAATAGATTAGATGAAGAAAGCCAAGCGACTAGAGCAGGAATAACTTCAAGAGCTACTGCCGCAGGCGCTGCTGAAACAGCTAGATTAAATCAGGAGTCAGCTGCGCAAGAAGAAGCGAGAAGCTCAAAACTAAGAAAATCTTTCCTTGAGTCTTTTGATAAAAATGCGGAAGCTAATGGTTACACAACTACCAAAGATAAAGCGAATTATTTATTAGGGCAAGAAGGCAAAAACGGTATTGGGTCATTCAAATATACAGATTTTAAAGATCAAGAATTTGCTAAATCTTTTGATATATATAAAACAGCAAAAGAAGCAGAAGCTGCCAGAGAAGCTAACCGAGTCATTCCTAAATCAGCCATAGAGTTTAGAGACAGGCCAATGCCAAGTTTTCCTCAAGACGTTTTAGAAGAGGCTACAAGAACTGGCAGAAGCGCAGAAAGAGTAATCCAAGACAGAGCGGAGTCTAATGTAAGAGGAGGGGCCTCTTCTCAAGGTATGACTACGCCAGAGATAAACGCTCAAATGTCTAGAGATTATACAGCTGATACAGGCCTACCAAGTTTCCCTAAAGATGTTCTAGAAGAAGCCGTTAGAAGAAGAGTGACTGCTGAGCAAGTAATGAAGGAAAGAGCTGGCGGCGGAGTTCCTAACTTCGCGGCAATGAGCAACGGGATGATGTCTTCTGGAGATGTGTATTCTAGAATGAGATCGTCTGCTCCTAGAAATTTTGCTCCTTCTTACGCCCAAGGATCTGTGCCTAATTTCGCTGCCGGAGACTTTACCAATGCTGTAACAGAAGCTTTAAAGACTGGAATAACATCAGCATTCCCGGGCGGGGGCGGGTCTTCTAGTACTGTTTCTAATTCTAATGTTATTAATATTGATGGAAGATCATCTATACAAAATGCTCCTGATGAAGCAATGCAGGGAATTATCAGTATATTATTTGACAAGATCCCAGAGTTAAAAAAATTAGGACCAGCGGCATTGAATTTCAAGAAATAAACTATATAATAAAATATGGCATTCACTTCTGAAACAGTAATAAAATTTGGATCTACAGCAATAAATTTTGCTGTGGCCACTTTATTAAATTATTCTATTAAGAATGAAAAAGCTGGGGCTTTTGACTATAGAAGAAAAGAGAATATTTCTATAGATGGATATTTTTCTAATAGAGAATCGGCGGTGCCAATCAGCGAGCATTTCAGGCAAGTTAAATTACTATTAGAGAGTTCTACTGATTTTATAGAGATATTTCTTAATAATAAATCTTATGGTAAGGCTAGATTTTTAAGTTACTCTTTTCCTACTTCTGTTAATTTTGATGAGAATTCAGTAAGATTTACTAAGTTTACAATAACGCTGGAGGTTTTAAAAGATGACTCATCTAATGCTTTTGCTTCGGCTAATTTACCGGCAGCAGTAGGAAGTTTAACAAATATATGGTACAAGCTAAAAGAATTCAATGAATCGTTTTCTTTTAATTTGCAAGACGATGGAAATTTTTTAGCATCTCATAGAATATCTTTTGGATACGATAATATAGATAAAGTTTCAGACGCCTCTGTCGTAACAGATGCTAGAGATATAGCTAACACGTTCTTTGGCCAAGGATTAGATTCTTTATCTAGCATTAGATCTTTTTATAGTTCTACAAATTTTCAACTATCAAATACAGATTACGGCTCTTCTTTAATAGATCAAACTATTGATTTAATTAATTTTAATTTTTCTTACTCCAAGCAATATACTGTATTTTCAGATAATGGAACCAATACTACAGAAACGCTACTAACAGATATCATTTTTAATTCCGATGGCCTTATAGAAATATCAGAGAAAGGAAGAATAAAAGGAAAAGGCTCAAGCTTCGCAGCAGCAAGAGCTAACGCAATAGCAAAGCTTAATTCTAATATATCTTCAGCTTACACAAGATGCAACAATGTGTTTAATAGATACTTCTCTAGTGATTATTCTAGATTTAGCAAATTGCTTCCGGAATATGATGCTTTAGATACTTTAAAAAGCAATCCTATATCAATAACAAAAGATTTAACAGAAACACAACCAGAAATAGGATATGAAATTCGCTTTACAACTAATGCAGCTTACTCCAATGCCACTACTATTCATTCTTATTCTGTTTCTTTGAATAAAGACGCTCAAGGAATATATAATTCCACAGTTAATGGTTCTATAAAACTATATACAAATAAAAATAAATCATTCAGCGGAAATTTAACAACCATCAAAGGAATAATAGACCAGAGCGACTCTTCTAAAATAGACCCTTACTACGCTGCTGTAGCTGGATCGGGAACTTTTGCTGGAGTAAAAACTAATACATCAATAAATCATTTAAAATTCGGCGTAGAAACCACATACACTAAATCGTATTCAGATTCTCCTACATTGAGCAGCTCTGGCTTGGTAAAGCAATTAATTATAAGTGAAAATACAAATCTTCCTGTTAGCAGATTTTCTAACGCAAATATCCCTGGATCATGGAATAAAAATAAAATGGAAAGATTCCAAGAGACAATTTATCAAACTCGTCAATTAACAGAAGGAGTAAAATCTATTTCTATAGATATGAAAATAAATAGAAATCAATTATATACTTCGGCTGGCTCGAATACAAATTCAGTAATCGTTTTCGAAAAAATAAAAGACCTGTTTACTGCTGAAATGCTGCACAAAGATACAGGACGATTATTCGGCACGACATATCCTCAATATCAGTATGGAATAAAAGCATTCTCTAAAATATATAACGAAAAATTTGGATTTCAAGTAGGAGATCTAACTTATTTCATGGAAAATTTAAATTTATCAATTGATAATAATTACAACTTAAAAGTTTCGATTGAATACAAATTCCTAGTAAAGAAAGAGAAATTATAATATGTCAGATGTACTTATTAAATACAATAATAAGAGAGTCCCAGTTAGCGGCACTGGCCCGACGCCTTACTTGTCTGTTAGTGACGATGTCATTAGCTACGGTAATAGGTGGGGCATCTCGCAAAGGATTGTTCTTAATGGAGTTATAACAGGAAATACATTTGATGACCTTTATGCAGCGCAAACTGGATTGGTAGATGTTTTCTCCTCTTCTTATCAAATTTTAAAGGTTTTAGAAGGAGCTGATGACACTGTGCCAACTTCAGAAGCAGCGGCTTTTTCTGGGTGTTCTGTGCAAAGCGTTTCTTTCGACAATGCGCCATATAATAGAGTAGTGAATTATTCGGTTGAGCTTTTGTCTTATCCATCTGGGCTTACTGGTTTTTTCTCGGGAAATTATGGCATATTAGATCCTAAAGATGAAATAAACATCTCTCCAGGAAACGATGGAATTGGTACGGCAATGCATTCTGTTTCTGCTAAAGGTTTCGTGATAGATACAATTGACAATGCCATAGATAATGTTAAATCTTATGTAGCGTCAAGAACTGGGATTTCAAGAATTTTAACTTTGCCTCTCGCTACCAGCATAGATAATTCTACTTCTTTTACTCCTGTGCTAGTAAGCATATCAGAAAATTTAGATAGGCTTAATTTAAGCTACTCTGTAGAAGAAACTTATAAATTTAAAACAATAACTGGAGACTCAGAATCTGCGCAGAATTATTCTTTTAATAATTACAATTTAGTCTCTTACAGTACGAATTTAATTTCTGGAGCTGGAGACGATTTTGTCACCGCATCTATACAAGGAGAGATAAAAGCTGGAATCACTGGAGCGACAGGAGATTATTTAATATCTGGGCTTATTAATCAGCTTTCTGGATTGAATCCGTACGCGGTAATATCAGGAAAATATGGGTCTCCAAATGGATTTAAATTTTGCGAAGACCCGATTCAATTATCAATAAACGAAGACCGTAAAGCTAGAAAAATAGCATTCAATATTTCTTACGATAATTTAGAATTCTACAATTCAGCTAATGACCCAACAGTATTTAATGGCTGTTATCTAGACGCTTCTATATCTCATGTTATTGATGATTTATCTTTCATAGATACTCTAGAAATAAAAGGAGAAGTTAAATGTCGTGGATCTGTTAACAATAAATATGCTAAATCTTTAGATTATGTAACCCAATTGTTTACAGCCGGGACAAGCAATGTTGCGCCGAGATTATATACATTAATAAATGATTATTACAGCGCGTATTACTCTGGCTCTCCTAAGTTTACTTTAAACTCTGAGCCAACTTCGTTAGTGGTAGATGCTAATCCACTCTTGGGGACTGTTACGATATCGGCGGCTTACGACAATAAAGATAAATTTTTGTCTCTATCTAATTCAGATTATAATATAGAATACACTCCAACTAATACTATTTTTACATATGGATTTTCGTGTAATAATTCTTTGGGGCATATTGCTGTAGATATGAACACGCTAAAAAGAGAAAAAGCTGGAATAAACATATCAATCACTAAACCGGCGACTTCGGAAGATGCTCTTTTGGCTAATAAAAACACTCTGCTTCTTAATTTTAAAGAGAATTTTATTAAGCCATTATTAAACGTAACGGGTAGATCTTCATTAGATACCGTGCAAGAAGAGTCTTCTTCTGTTTCTATAGCTAATAGTAATTTTAGTTCAACTACATCAAATATACTTACTACAGATAAATATGGATCTGTAGTTTCGGCGAATTCAATATTTTCTTTTGCTTTAGACCCGCTGCAAGCAGAAAATAGGAGAGTCATAAAATCATGAACGAAGCTATAAAATCAGGATTCTTAGAAACAATATTTTGCGATAGATCTTCAATATCTATTGATTACGATTTTCGCAATCCTTCTTACACAGGAATAACAGACTCCTCTTCGTACTCTAATTATTTAATATTTAATAATCAAATAGGAATAAGCTATCAATACTCTGGTTCAAAAATTTACTCTACAGAAAATCCAGCTTTATCATACAGCGACAAAGTGGGAGGAGCCAGTGTAAACGCGTCAATAGTAAGTGGGCAATTTAATGGGCAAAATAAATTTAAAATATTAGGCGAAATTAATGATGCAGACTGGACCGCATTCATAGTGTTTAAAAATTTAGATACAGGAGTATTTGACAAGAGTAAAATTATTATTTCGTCACAAAATTCTGAATCTTCTGTTTCTGGATTTTCTATAGGAATAAATGGATGCAATAGATTATTCTGTGAGCATAATACTCCCTCGGAAGGCAAAAGAATTTACACTTTAGGGCAAGAATTAGACAACAAAAATGTTATATCAATAGCAAAAATAGACTCTTCTATTCAATTGTCTACTCATCAATTTGATGATATTTTGAATAAAAAATCTCTTAATGTGCAATTTGATATTGATGATTTCTCTAATTCTAATGATTTTTATTTAGGCGGGCTAGGGGTTTCTGGAGTAAATTACAAAAATTTTAGCGGATTTATAGATAATTTCATGCTGTTTAATTTAGGATTAGCTTTCGCAGAAAGGAATACTTTCGCGAAAGCATTCTATTGTTCTGGCTACGCGTCAGGGAGATACGAAACTCAAATTGAATCATTTTTGTCTGTTACAGGAATAGAGTACCAAAATGTAGTAGTCGGAACTGGAATAACAGGATACACTCAAATATCTGGAGTGACAAAAACATCAGACAGCTCGTCTGTGACTGGTTACGCTTATTCTGGAGTCACGGGATACTTATATGATTATAGATTAGTAGAACTAACTGGTATTACCACTGGCACTTCAGAAATAACAGTTTATCGTCCTCCAAGCGGCTTAGTGGATTATGGATATTCAGTGCCATTCGGAAATTCTAAAATTTTACTTTTAGCTGATTTCGATAATTCTAATAAAGAAGTTTATAGTTTTTCAGGTAGAAATTCTGAAGACATTAATTTAATACCACAATTTTCTCAATCTGATACGAGATACATCATATTAAATACTGGCTCTGGAGAAGCTATAAATCTATACGTTAATGGATTGGCGTGCACTCACGTCACTGGAATAACTGGAGACAAAGAAGGCGACTTTACTGTTTCAGGGGGTTTCGTAGATTCTAGCAGTTTTTTTGATGTTACAGATTTTGCTATTTATGATTTAATATCTGGCTCTGGATCATTAACTGGAATATCTACCCAAGATATAACAAACACAACCAAAGTCCTAAATTATAATTACGTTAATAATAGAGATCTTTATTTAAATGGTAATAAATTAATTTCTGGATTAGATTATAATGCCGTGACAGGCGCAGTTACTATTTATACAACAAATCTTATTGACGGAGATTTGCTTTTGTTACCAAAGCATGATACGAATAGAGTAAGATACACAGGAAACAACACTAATAATTTTGATACAAACATTCCGTTGTTCGATGAACAAGTTTGGGTAAATGGCTTGAGACAAATAAAAGATTTAGATTATCAAAAACTAGCAGACTCCAGTTTGAAATACACAACCTTTTCTTTGGAGCCATTCTCTCAAGTTGTATATAATAATGAAACAGGGTATTTTAACGTGTAATTAATTTTAAGGATTATGGCTCAAGTAAAGAACAATAGCAGTATAAATATAACAAGAACGGAATTCTCTTCTGGGCCTCCAATCGATTTAGGGAATAGGTTGTTTAATGGATATGTTTACGCATTGTCTCTTGATGTCGGATTCGATGGTGCGCCTACAACTTTAGTTCTCAATTTGGCTCTCAATAAGACGATAAAAGAAGCCAAAGACGCATCTTCCGTTAAAGACCAGCGTAGCAGAGATATAGCTACTCTTAATCAACTTAATGCAGCAAGACAGACTCAAACTACTGGAAGAGGTCAAATAAATAATCAAAGTGAAACTTTTCAAGGAACAACGAACACTTTGTCTCAGCTTATAGATAAAGATTTTAATATAGAAGATAAATATATCGGAGCTACAACAAGTTACAATGTCACAATTATAAATGGAGAAGGGAAAAAAACTTATCAACTTAAGAATTTCAAAATATCTTCCTACTCATTATCAAAAAGAAATAATGAGAAGATACTCACGGTGACATTAAAAGACAACTCCTTTGTTTTAGACAAGATTTACGTTGGCGTACTAGGAGTTGAGGTGGCTATAGACGCCAGATCAGAGATAGACGCTGTAGTAGATCAAATAAAATTAAACTGCCCATCTGTTAACGGCTCTACAGCTGGCTCAGTAACGGTTGAAAATTTCAAACAAAAATTACATTTTGCTGAAAAAACGCTGGCGAAACAATTAGAATTAAAAAATAATACAGGGAGCACTCAAATCATATCCGACACGGACTCTGGAGAAGCTAGATCTAATTATATAATTATAAAATCTACTGATCCATTAAAGCAAATTAATAATGGATATGGAGCTGTAATTCTTTTAGGAGAAGAAGACTTCAAAGACAGCATATGCAAAGCTTCTGAAATTTATTACTCGTTTAAATCTTTGATAAAAGCCATGAAGGCTCTGGGCATAGTAATATTGCCAGCGAATTCTAGCGCAGCACCTGGCAGCAGTACACAAAAAGACTCTCTAGTAGATAAATCTGATGGGCAAATAAAAAGAAAATATTCTGGCACTTTAAAAAATGTTTTAGCCCAATGGTGCGAAGAGTTTTCTTATTCTTATGTTGTTGATTTCTCTTATGAGTCATCGTCGTCGATAAATGAAGTAAAAATTAAAGGAATAGATTTAGCAGATTCTTTATCTAAAGAAGAAGTCCTACGCACTAAATTAAATCTTGAAAATTTAGAAGCATCGCAGTCTTCAGAATTTGTTATTAGATCTCAGGATTTTGATTATGATTTAAGCAAGAAAAACTTAAAACTATATTCGTCATTGTATTTCAAAGACGCCAAAGAGCAAGCAATAGAATCCGAACAATCACTAGGCAATAGAAATTTCTTCAACATTAAAATTTTGGAAATGTTTCCTCAGTTATTCTCTAATGGCACCGGAGGGAATGGTTATGATTTTTGTGGATCGAGAAGAACTTATGAGCAAGTTTTAACTTCAGCTATCCTTGGGAAGTATTCCCCAAAAATGAGGGATATTTATAACTATAGCATAGGAGCATATCAAGCTTTAGGTTTTTTGCCTATTGGCGGAACCGCCGATTCTTCTAAATTATCTTATTTAGATAATGATAATTTGGTAGCTTATGAAGCTGTAACTAGAGCTCTTGAATTGCAAAGTGAATTAATTTTTGACTATAATGGTAATTTGTTGATAGATATGAATTTAGGATTCTATAACGAATCCTTAGCTACTAATGTTTCAGCTATAGAGTCTTATATCGTAGATTTCATAGGCAAGCATTATTGGACAGATGTGCTAAATGTTTCGGACGGAATTGCAGGGAATGGAGACGTTCTAATGCAATACTCTGTAGAAACAGTACCGCCAACTGAAAAAGTTTTTGCAAATGAATTATATAAATTGCCTGTTTTTCGAGATGCTAGATTTTTAATGTCAAGCATAGCTAGCTTATTCAATGGCACAGAAAGCTACTTCAAAGCTTTTGCAGAATTTAATTCGTTAGTGGCGAATTCTAAAGATATTTGCGCTAAAGCTGAGGCTTCTTACCTTAGGTATTTAACAGATCTAAATCGTTTGAAAGCGGTGGTGTTCTATACGGCAAGAACAGACGCTGCTTATGGCGTATTTCAGGAGCTGATAAGAGGTTTGGAGTATTTAGATTATTATATTTCTTCTGGCTCTTCTAGTAGTAATCAATTAATAAGAATAAATTTAGCAGAAGCTTATGCTCCAATTTTTAAAGAGCTTTCGCCAGTGACCTTAGGCGTTTTGCAGGCGGCTTTGCCGGTAGACCTTACTAATTTACCGCTAGGTAATTATTCATTTGGAGTTCTATTGGGGTATAAAGATATTATTTCTTCTACTATTTCTTCGTCAAACATAGAAAACGTTGGGCAGATATTTAAATTTTATTTTTTTAATAGACCAGTGTATACAAACCCTATTGAATATCAAAATTCTATAGCAGAAAGATGTGAGAAACTAAGAGAACTTTCGCGAGTAGGGGCCGTGACCTCTCTTAACGCGGGCCAAAAAAGTTGCAATAAAACAATTTTTTATTCTGTTTGCGTTCAGCCGCAAGAACAAAGTCAGACGCAGTTAAATAATGCCGCTCAATTAAACGGACTTGGGCCTGACCCAGTTCGGTGTCAAAGATTGCGGATCACAAGAAACATGCCTAGCTCAGCTTTCTTACAAGCTCATGTAAATAAATCTTTACAAGCAAATAACGGAATGCTTTCTCTGGAATCTCCGGCATTAACTACAATAAATATACAAAGCACAAGGTATCCAAAATCATCGCCGTGGGATTCTGTAAAAAATAGACAAGAAATAGAATACATAACACTGCCTTCCCAAGCAAACTATACAATAATGTTGAAAAGCAAAAGCAGTACTCAAACATTTATTCCATTTAGAAATTTTATTGCAGGAGGATTAGAAGATAAAGATGACATAAATAAAATTTTAAATAATGAAGGATTTTCTTTAGAGTTAGATGTAAATAATATAACTCCAAATGTAAGAGAGCTTTACGCTGACGCGACAACATTCAGTTACTCTACAGATCAAATAATTGGTTCTAATTCTGGAGACGGGACTCCAGTATTAATGAATTTCCAAGGTTATTCAAACGAAACAATTCCAAAATATGAGTTTGACACATTCCAATCGTATCATACTAAATTAAAAAAATATTATAATGACAAGGCGTTATCTTTATTGCAGCCTAATGTTTCTTATTCAGCGGATTTATTTTGTTCAAGCATAACAGATAATTTGAAATCGACTCTTTCTGTGCAGAATGGATTAACAAAATTAAATATTGCATTAGCAGAAAATGGATTAAGTATCCAATGCTCATTCCAAAGTCACCCTGCGAAAGCTACTAATTTTCAAACTTTAATTAATAAAAATAGACCTAATATCAAATTAGTAAATACAAACTTTTTAAGCTAATGATTATTTCCGGCAACACATTCAGAAGCGTACTTAGAGAAAATCGTTTTTCAGCAGACTTTGGTTTGTCTTTTGATTCATGTACGGGCGTTTGTGATATTGGATTCAGCGGACAAAATAAAACTTATAAGATATCGTTTGTAAGTGGGAAAATATTAGATAACGAAAAAAGATATTGTGGCTCGTACTTGCCAGATAATCAAATAAATATAAATACAAATTTTTCTGGAACAGCGTACGATTATTCTATAAATGGCGATCTAATAGTTAATTCTGGCGCAAAAGACAATTTTTATGCAGAAAGATTTTTTGTTAATTTGACTGGATGCGTATTGGATTCGTCAATACAAATAAAATCTGAAAAGCCATCTTTAACGTTATCAACTGATCAGACTTTCATAACGGGATCTTATATAACCGGCACTCTTTCTTCTAATTCTGCGAGCGGAGTTAAGGTTTTTTCAGGATCTTTTGATTCTGACTCTACGTTTTCTTTTTATAGCATACCGACAGGGCTAGTAAAAGCTTCGTCAAGCCAACAAGTTTTAATACAACAAAATTACCCTGCTTTAGGAGACTTTATATCTGACTATACTTTAAGTACAAGCGCTGGTGATTACGACAATCAATTAAGGATAACTGGGGTAGACGTTCCATTTATAAATTATATTTTTAGCATAGATGAAGGCTCGGATACTTTGAACTCTATAACCCAAGAGACTTTTACAAGTGGCGTTTCAAAAGTCGGGTCGCTGGTTCTTAATTATGGATATGAAACCAATAGATCAGAACTAGTGCCGGCTTCATTGCCGATTAGTATTTCTCTTACTTATTTTTCAGGAATCACAGGTTATATGGGAATGGTAAGCGATGTAACAATAACAAGCGGGGGCAATGGGTATCTTTCTACTCCAACGGTTATAGTAAGTGGAGGCTTTACTGGAAATCAAGTGCAAGGTCTTAGCGCGTCTGTAGATCAATTTAGAAGAACGAATGCAATTCCATTCACTTTCTATAGTGGAGAGCCCATAGCTTTCTACAAGTTAAATAGTGGCGCTTTGCCTTCACCATTGCAAGAAAATTATACCTATTATGTTCGTGACACATTCACAGGAGCATATACTACTTTTACTATTTCTGCAACTAATGGTGGGTCAAGATTCGATATAACAAATACTGGATCAGGAAGTTTTTATTTTTATGATCCAACTAAAGTCGCATCTGGAACCGCCTTGTTAGGTGTAGACAGTCTTACTTATGATTCAGTTGTAGATGTAAATATGTCTTACTTTGGCTCGGGATATTCTTCTGCCCCTACAATCATTTTCTCTGGAGGCACTGGGATATTGAATAACACTAACCCAAATTTGGCATCTGGGATAGCGCAAACTTCGTTTTATACTAAAAGCGTTACTGGATTTTTCAATTTATCTACAGGCATCGGAACAAATTTAATAAATTATAGAGATAATTCTTTTACATCTGGATCTGCTGGGTATGTTAAAACCGGAGTTTCAATTTATGATTCTTCTTCTATATCAGTGCAAGTAACTTATGATACCAAATTCGATCAAGAACCACTAGTGGCTAAATTAATACTTAGTGGAATAAACAATAATATCATAGAAAGATACATAACAGGAGTTAAATAATGGCAATTAGACAAAAAAATTTATCGCCATCAGACGCTTACCTTTTCGTGGCGACATGGAATGGATCGAACTCCAGTATCGCAACTGGATTAAAGGTGAATGCGGAACTCAAACAAATGGTAGTTTCTCATATAGGAGCGCAAGCCCTCAGCTTGTTCGATGGTGACTTTTTGAATTATAATGCTGGATACATTCTATGCCAGAATATTCCTGATAATTTAAATATGGCTTTTACATCTCAAAGTATTACTACAAAAAACAATTTTCTAAGGACTTTGCGTTTTACATTAGTTAGGATGCCTTCTACATTTAAATCTCAAAAAGGAAATCTATCTACTAATTATGAATATGGAGAAAGGCTAAGGGTTTCTGTTTCAGTCGAGTCTATTAATGGTAATGATGCGGCAAACGGAAGGCAAGTGCCAACAATTAATGGAACCGCAGTTGCATTAAGGCAAGGACCGATCAGAGGCAAAGCAAGTGCTGGAGTAAATTTTTTAGTTTACAGAGACGCTAATATGGCCGGAAGAACTTTAAAATCTCAATCTGGAGGAGGCGGCGGAGTAGGGGTATGGAGTTGACTTATGCCAAACCTTCCTTTAGCTAAAAAAGTAAAAATAAATCAACGAACTGATTACGAGCATCATAATCTTTTGGCGGAAGCTTTCAATGAAAAAATTCTTTCTGGTCTAGGAGATTGTTCTTGGAGAATATTCTACTACGCGTTCTCTATGTTTAGAGGCATCAGGAACCCTCAAGAGAGCAATTTTCCAGCTCAAGACGAATGGTTTAAATTTTATGCTAATTTAGAGCCGAAGATGACTTACGGTAAATTTGGATGGCCAGAGGCTCAAGCTGGAGAGGCTGAAGGCGCAAATGTAGCGAATCCGTTCATGGCTTGGATATTCGGCAGAGCGACTAGGCTATCACAAGCGAACGGCACTGAAGACAATACCAAAGATGGCGTCCATGGTTATTGGTCAGAACCAATCCGTTTATCTGGCTTGGAGCTAGAGCCTCCGACTAACATGCCGGCTAAAATTAATGGAGACCCTAATCTTAATAGGACTTGGAGTGATTCAGAAATACAAAGAGGATGTTTAGCTTTTGAATCTAACTATAAATATTTAGATAGAGGAGGGGCGCAGGGCACTAAAACCTTAGAACTAGCTTCTCTAGGAATTTGCTCAGCAGCGAGAAGACATTTAAGATATGTTACAGAAGCAATATCTGCCGGAAGATATGCTCCAAGCTACGTGCCAGATCCAGAGGGAAAAGGAGGCGTGTTCAGAAAAAAGAACGCTTCCAAAGATCAAATCGAGCAGGCAATTTTTTACTATTTAAGTTTTTTTAGAGGAACAGAAGACCAAAGAGCAAAGTATTCCATAAAAGGGAAAAACGTAGCTACTTATGGATTTGATTTTGAAAAATTCTTTTCTAAACAATTTCTTCTTGCCCCGAACTACTCTAGACCGAAATATGAATTAGATTCTAATGGTAAAGTAAAAATAGATAACTTAGGAAATAAAAAAATAAAATACGATTCTTTTGGTTATCCAGAGCTTTTCCCAGAAGGTCCGGGCAGTTTTATTTGGACCGCAAAATATGATAATGCTTATTTAGATACTCGATCAGGGCTATATTCTGTACAAACGAATGAAAGCGATGCGTTCTTATTCAAAGGACAAGACGATGGCAAAGAGTTAAGATCGTTTAATACTAACCCGACTGGGTCGAATAACCGGTTTTGCTTGTCAGCTATATTTATTCAAACATCAGATATAGCATCTAATTACACTGATTCAGATGGGATTTTGCTTTCTGGATTATTTATAGATGTTTATGTCAATGGACAAATATACGAATCAATTCCCATCAATGGAAATGATAAATATTTAATAAGTAATAGAACTGGAAATGTGAACAATGTTTCTGTCAACTTGGGCGAACAATATAGAATTTATCAATTTAATAAAATACATTACTTTGTTTATCCAGTGAAAGGAAACGTTTCTTTCAAAGTGAGGGGATCTGAAGGAATTCAAAACCCTGCTTACAATAATTTTGGAAGGCTTCAGCTTGGGAAAAGGATAACTACAACTCAAAATTCTTTTTCTATATTTATTCAATTCGCTCATGTTTTGGAAATGAAACCAAGCGCGGCTGACGCTTATGTAATGATGAGAGTGGCGACAACAGAAGGAGCTGGATCAGACGCTGGGCAAATGGACCCAGTTGGGCATTTTAACGTAGACACATCTAAAACAGTCTTCACAAATTATAGTAGATATGCGGTTGTATATAATTTTAGAAAAAAAACTCTATACCAAAATGATGCTTACGTAAGCGCAAATCCGGTATACGAATCTGCTAGAAAATCTATTTCAAGTAACGTAAGAATGGCAGACAGAACAGCTCTTCTTGATTATGAAATAGACTCTAATGGGGATTCTGTGCTTTATTTTAATAGATATGCAATGGGCATGAAAAATACTGGAGTAGACATATTCAGGCATATGGGGCCGTCCATAACTGAAGTGGGGAATAGATCAATAAGAGGCTCTAAAGCAGAAACTTTTGTTCCTATTATAAAAAATAAATGGTATATAGTTATAGAACTAGACCCTAAGGCCAGAGGGTCTTCTACCTTGTCTTATGTTTTTAATAATAAAATAAAAATACTAAAACACGCATCGACGTTCCAAGGCGGAGATTATTATTTTGTGTCTGCTTATAGTTCAGGAACGATTGGAGTTTATGATTTAGATGGCATAACTGCATCAAATTTAATTCAAGGAGTAGACAAGGGAGAAATATTAATCGATGGAATAAAACAAAAGCCTTCTGGGAACATAAGTAACGAATGGGCAATGTTCATGACTTATAATTTATATCATTGGTCAAATAGCTCTTATTGGAAGCCTTCGATGTACGGAGACATTATGGGGGCTTTAAACGCTCGATGCTTAACCGCAAGCGGATCTCTTGAGCCAATGAGTGGAACGTCTAAAAATGTTAAGCGAGCTTTGGCAAATGTTTCTACCAACCCAAACGATTTGCCGCTTATAGTTGAAGCGCCGTCCGCTTATAATTACATAGAAGGAGCAAATACTAAACCTCAATATGGAGATTGGAGAGGTAATTTAGATTATCCAAGTAATTTTGCGGCTAGTTGCCCAATTTATAAACCACCTTATAAGATTAAATCAATAGTTAGATTAAATCCTTATGATCCTACCTCAGATGTTATTAAAGTAATAATAGATAGCCGTTTGCAAAATACAGGGAAAAATGTAGATCCATCAATCGCGCTGGGAAGCGCTTCTGATGTTCCGCAGGGAAGGCTAAGCAATAAATTACAAGATTTTATAAAATACTCACAATCTAATGTAGAGCTTTATAGAACCGATGAGAATGCTTTAATAAATTACCTTTGCCATACTATGGCTGGAATACAATGCCCTAGAGGAATTGCTGGAGATGTTTCTATGGATAATGGAGGTTTTTGGCAAAATCAAAAGCCATTCGGGTGCTGTTATCCTAGATTTTATTTTGTAAAACTTATACCTAAAGTATCCAAAAACACTGTGATGTATTCTGATCACTATATTCAAATGGAATATTATTTACGAGCTATGTGTAATGGTTTTATAAATAGAGGATCAGAAATGCACCCAGGACAAGTGCAATCTATAATACAATCGGGACTTGATGGTATTAGTACTCCTGGAGGCTATGATTCGGCCATAGGAGACTATTTGTTTGAAGACCTGATGAGAAATTCTTATGATAATGGAAGCGATCAGTCTGTCCCCATAAGTCCTAATATGGTAGGAAGACAATAATATGAGTACAGAAATTGAAAACAAAAATTTTATTACTACAGTTTTAGCCAATATCGGGCCTTCTGTAGTAACTCCAGATTTTTCTAAATATACTTATGGGCTATGGGTTTCTATTTTTCAAAATCCTAATCATAGTGAAAATGGTTATTCTATACCAACGCCATTATTAGAAGACATTGTTTCTTATAAGGCTCCGGTAACAGGTAAGAAATTTTCAACATTTAATTTTGATGGAAAGGCTGCCAAAGCTAGATTTTTCTTAACAGAAGGTTTATTGGGTTTAGATGGTTATGATTATATAAAAGAGTTCGAGATAACTGACAGATTTGTCTCTGGCTATAGCCCGAATATAATCATGCCAGATATGGATTATTCTGGAAATCTGTATCGGAGATATGAAATCACTGGGCTAACTAAATCAAATGCCACTAATAATAATATATTAACTGTATCTGGAGAAGATTGGGTTAAAACTAATATATCTGTAAATTATGCAAATACTGATGAAATTTACACATATTCTGATGTGGGATCTACTGGCTACAAGAACGAAGTAACTCTAAGATATAAATTTTTATATGATGACAGCGCTAATTCAATAGTAGAAGATTATTCTATTTTTGAAATCCCATTCCAGCTGGAAAATCAAACGTCTCTAAAATATAGAGTATCTAGAGCAAGCGAGCCTTTGGGGATTTATGATTTTGCGGAATTAACAGCAGATGGAAAAGCTATAATAGATTACTCTAAGTATAAAGACGAGGTTTCAGGAGTCGTAGATGGGCAAATAGTTTATTCTTTTGAAAATATAGCGGAATTGTCATTCACTAAAAGTGGATTTAAAGACATTTACGAAAATGATAAAATAGACCAAAGAGCTATTGATGATCTTACTTTAACAGGCTTTAAGATAAGCAAAGATGATAATTTATTTAAATTTACATTACAATCTACTGGGGACTTCAACGATATATATAAAGTAGATGTTTCATTGGAAAGGTTTTACACTAAAGAGAAGCCGAGTGTCTCAGGGTATGTAATGACTAGTTATAATACAGGAGATGGTGCGGTAAGTATTCCTTTGACTGCTCAGGTCACGAATGTTTTTCCAAGAGTGAATGAAGATGGATTGCCATTTGGTTATGATAATTTACAAGATTTAATTGATGTAGAACAGATTAAAGAATCAGAAAAATACACGCAAGAGATTAAAATCCCAGACGCTGGAGGCGAAGATGTCGAAAAAATAGCGAAAGTGATTAACGATAATAACGATGCTTTACTGAGGGCTCTAAATGGACAATGGGAGGATCCGAAAGAAGAAGGGGAAGAGGAGCCATCAGCGGCATGGGAAGCTAGATCAGAAATAGACGATGAAGATAGCAAATTATTGACCCAAGAGAATAACGAAATTTTGCATTACAAGACTGCCCTGCCGAATTTCTTCCTGCCCAAGAAAACGGTAACAAAAGATTTTTATTCTAATTATATAAATTCAGGAGAAGAATACGTTCTAACGCCATTGAGTAATTATGGTTTAGTAAAAACTTTCTCCGCTTGCGGAGATGAGTTTGGGGTTTTAGGTTATTTCATTAGAAATGACAAAGAGAGCCCTGAAGGATCAGAGAAATATTTCAGATCTGTAGTTAACACTACTTGCGATGGTCTTTATGTAGACGCAACCGGATTTTGCAAAGGAGACTCTGCTATTTATAGCAATCAAAAATCAACAGCAGATGGTGTAAAAATACAAAATGGACTTATCACAGAAATACCAAATAATGGAATAATTTCAAAAGATAATTACACAAATCAAGAGTCTTGGTTAAAAGCTATTAATTATTTTTACACAAAAAACTACGTCGCGTCTTTTAATGTGTATTCTAATTTTTCTGAATCAGATTACCCTACCTTGTTCTCTCAAGCTATCTCAGGAGTAAATAATGAAATAGGCGTGGCATCGAATAATAATGTAAGCAATTCTTTTTATTCTAATGGCGCTAGTGGCGCGAGAATTTTTGTTGAAAGAGAAATATATACCAAGTCTTATAGAAAAAACGAATCTTCTAAAATAAATCAAGCTATATTAAGCGGCGTCTACATTCCGTCAGGAGCAGACTTGGCTAGTGAAGAAATAGAAAAACTTTATTGCGTCCATACTTACGAGCCAAATGATGCGGATAGTTTTGCAAAAGATAAGCAGTCATATTTTTACCCAGCGCAAGACTATAGCGAACAAATTTCTTTCAGAAAATTCTTAGAAAATTCAAGTGCTGGTTTATCTTATTCTACGGGAGAGGCTGTTGGAACGATTTCATTCATTGATAATGATTCAGCACCTAACACATTATTCAGAGCAGAGTATGTGACTGGAAATACTTTTAGTTACGCAGACACTCCAGGCTTCAGAGCTTGGAGCGCAGCGTCAAGTCCGCCTCCTAATATTAACATAACTAATCAAAATACTAAAAATTACTCTTATCATTTGTATGGATATAATAGCACTTCTGCTGATTTATCTTTCCTAAGAAGCAACGTGCAAAGTGGGCAAGCTGTAGCTGCTGGTGTGTCTGCCGGTTATTCAAATTTAGTAGTTTTAAAATTTATAAAACAAGACTTAACTGATGCGGTATTTAATTATGAAGTAAATGAAAATAATGCTAAAAAAACACTATCGGCAATCAATTCTTCCGTAGTGGACTCTAATGCAAATTTAATACCTGAATCAAAAGTAAGGGTCAACATACAAAAATATGATTATAAATTAACAGTTAATTCAGAAAGTCATCAGTGGACTATATTCAACCAAAATCCAATAAACAATAATATCTATGGAAATAGAAAAACCTCAGATCTTTCTGAGCCAAGATTTTTCGAAGATGACTCCGAGGAAACTCAAGACGCGTTATCAACATTATTCTTTTTCCCTAATGGACCGTTCACTTCTAAAAATTACGAAGGCAAACCAGTATTAGGAGAATCAATAAAAGCGTTAAGCGATGGTTTGTTTGAAAATAACATTTACATAAAAGAAGAAAACCAACAAACAGCAGCTGTTTATGAATCTAATTATGTTTTAGAAGTGGCCGACAATGGATCTATAACAAAACAAAATACTCCTGCATCTGCAATTGCTGGCTCGGCCTTGTTTGAGAATACTCGAAGACTTCCAATTACAAAAATTAAATATAATTTTTATACAAAAGATTTGATTCTGATAGGCGATGCGTCTACCCCATATTCCACTAGCTTCAACGCTGGCTGGGAATATGACTTGCAGTTTAAAAAGAAGAACTCGATAACAGACTGGGCAATAATGTCAAAAGAAGGAGCTTTTTCTAAAGACGTTATTTCTAGTCAATATTCTGTTATCTCTCCTTATTATTTTACCCCAGAAGATTTAGAGAATCCAAACTCGTTGGCTATGGTGGCGTTTAAAACTAATTTGCCTCTTTTCTTAGATGATAAAAATTATGAATTCAGAATTTTAAAGAGAGAAAAATTAATAGTTTATTCTGATTCTGCTAATGTAATAAAGAAAACAAACTTTTTACCAATCAAAATAGATTGGAATGAGGTGGCTGGGTGTGGTTATTATAACATTTATCAAAAAGATAGAGACAGCAATCTTATATTTTTGAAGTCTGAGCCTTCAGGGGTGAATAGTTTTTCTTATGCGATACCAGATGTAAAGCAAAAAAACGTAGATCTTGGTGTTTATAATTTTCCTGCTAATGGGCTAAACTATTATGATATAGTAGTGTCTGGCATAAAGCCATCAGTCACAAAAACACAAGAAACTCTTACAAATGAGTATGGGTTCGAAATAGGAAACTCTGATTTTTCTGAAAATAAAATAACAAAATTTTCGCAAGCGGCCTCCTATACTCCAATTAGCGTGTCTCCTCCAATATATAGCCAATTATTAAATTTCAACAATCCAGAATCTAAAACATCTAATTTTGAAATTAATCAAAATTACAATAATTACTATTTTGTAACAGACAAAAAAGACGCTACTCTTGTTAATATCCCATCTTCTTTTGAAAGTTACGTTTTGAATACTGGGAATGCTAATTGTTCGGTTGGGTCTTCTTCTATATCTTCTAATCACTACGCTAAGATATCGTCTAACGGCACGGTGACTTCTGCTGCGGCGGCATCTTTGCCGAGTTATTCTTTCGACTTGATTGACGCTGAAGATAAGGATTGCGTATACTTGTCCTCTCATCTAACTATTCTGAATAGCACGAATATTACAAGTAAAACTTTAACTATAGTAAATGATTCAAATTCTTCTATAAATATCACATTTGGATCTTCAGGCCCTGTAGAATCTATAGCCGCTAACGAAAGCGAACAGCTTACATTCAATGATGATGGCACGAATAAAACAATTACTTCAAATAAAACTTACTCTAATATAATCGCTCAAGATTCGCAAATTTATTATCCAAAAGATGGATTTGTAAATCTTAATCATACTACTGGAACATTTTCCACTGCTGATAATTTTACAGATTTACCTATATATAATTTTTCGAAAGAGGATCTCGTAATGAACGGCCTTACTTTAAAAGCCGATTCTTTTAATTATGTTGATTGGATCGGAGCGACAGCGACTGCATCTAAAGATCAAAAAGATTATTTTGATGACCTTAAGGTGTACTTAAGAGGAAATGAGAACAATCAAGACAGCATTAAATTATTAAAAGATGACTACGAGATAATCCTTTCCCAATTCTCTACAATATTAGGGACCACTAAAGAATACTTTTTCCTCAAAGATGAATCTATAAATAGATCATTAAATATTAAAATAACTAATGGGGGCTCTACTCAATTAATATCTAAGCAAAATCAAGATTTTAAATTGACTGTAAATAGAACAAATAGGTCTCTAATTACTTATTCAATAATTTATCCATCTGGGTCGCCAACTTTTCAAATATCAAATTCTAGAGAACAATTGGTTCTACTAAAGGGAGATTTAATACAGTACATTGATTTAGCATCTTTAGATTCTGGGCTAAAAAAAGAATCTTTCATTTATTTTGTTAATAAAAATAGTGCATCTGTTTATTTTTATAGACATACGCGCGAGAATGTTGTTTATCCCCTGGCGCAAAATCAAATCGCGAGAGGAACGCTTCAGACATCGGGATCAACAAATAACGTAAGGCTAGAGATCTTGAACGATACTTTAAGTCACTTTTATTTTAATGTAGACTCGACTCTAATACCATCAACAATTAATATATTAGATTTAAATTTCTGCTGCACTAGCATCTCTTTACCGCCTGCTGCTGATCTAGCTTCTAAAGATCTATTCCTAATTTGTAGGAACAGATTTATTCCAAATAAAATAGATAAACAAAAAATAAAAGACAAGGGATCTATAATATCTACTGAAAATGATTCAAGCACATCAGAAATAAATGAAATAGGAGATTTGGCTTCTAATTCGATATCTTTGAGGGTATTCAGAGATGAAAACACAGACTCTTTGCCAACAGTAGAGAGGACGAGTTTCTTAGAAAAAAACTTTAGAGGATCTTCGATGGATACTCAGGATTTCGCAACGGCTGAAGATTCTTTCAAATGTTTTTATATTAGAAATAAAAATATAGATACTTTTACAATTAAAGATTTCTATAGTAGAAAAACTGAATTTAAAGGAAAAATATTCTTACCGACATCGAGCCAATCGTTGGTCGTGCAATCTTTCGACTCAGTAGACGGAAACAATTTATTTAGAATTAGAGAAAGAGACTCGATAGATTTTGATTATTCTCCAGACGATTATGTCAATGGAAGACTACAGGTAAAAAAGACAGACGAACCCGATGCTAAAATATATAGCAAAGAAAGCGAGGCTGGTTCAACAGTTAGATCGTTCCCGAATGCGTTAGCTACAGATCAAATATTAATAAATTTTTCTTATAATATAGCGACAGTTTCGGTCGATTCTTTGACAATAACTTTAGTAAAGAACAGGCTAGTCAAGAACTCTTTAGGTAATTTTATTTTTCCGGTTTACAATAAAAAAGAATTTTTTATCGCTTTAGACAACTCATCAAGAACGAATACTGGAGTAAATGGTGGAACAAGATTTTATTACATTATAAAAGCAAATGAAGTAGATATAGAATCAATAATCTTGCCAGACTCTACTGCCACTACTGATTTTGTAATTAAAAATGATTCAGGAAGACCATATGAAGTTAAGATGTTAAGCGGGCAGAATGTTTATTCTCTGCTACCAAATGATCAAAAACTATTTATTTATACTGGAGCCCCATATACTGTAACCACTGATACTGTAGATTTTGATGATCTTTCGGTTATAAACCCTCCGACATCTATTTGTTCAGCCAATCAATATCTTGATTTAGAATTCCAGCATCCTTTAGCTTCTTTTTGGAGTTTTAAAAGTAGCGAATTTGTTATAAATTCTATAGATAAAGCTTTGATTGGAGAAACTGGAGAGGAAGCTTCTATTTTGGTAACTAATAATAGCACGCCTACCGATTATGCCATATTTGACGCGTATTCGTCTGTCCCGGCTTCTAGTTCTCCTACAATATATTGCTACGGAAGAAAGCCTGTGAATTTAAATACTTTAGCTGGTAAAAAATATATAGTTAATGATTTTTATTTATTTGTCAAATATGGAGATTGGATTATAAATAGAGAGCAGTTTTATATGGCTCCAGGCACTAGTGAAATATTAAATGAAAATGTTTATGATTTAAATATAATTGACAAAAACCATAATGATTTAACTAAATTTTTTACTACTCAAAATGAAATAGCTGCTTTACCAGATGTAATATTTATACCGATAGTAAATTATGCGTCTAAATTTTATCTTCCAAATTTAAAATCTCAAATAAAAAATAATGATGGAGATCTAGTAAAAATATCTACATTGATGGTTGGCAAAAAAATCGTGTTTGTAAATTTAACAAAATCAGACTCTTATGATCCAAATTCTATTTATAATTATTATTTGTCTGCTACAACGAATTTGCTAGATATTAATTCTTTAGCTTTATATAGTGTTAGTGGAGAAAATTGGGTGCAAGGCGTATCTAATTTACCGGTTGTCAAAAAAGTTTTCCCAACGGCTAAAAATCTAAAAGGAATATCTAACACATCAACTACAGAAATAACTGGCGGCAAGGAGTTTTTGTATCTTCCTAATTTTAATAGATTTAATGTAGACCTAGACAGTTTTGAGGATAAGTCTTTCAGAGATTTTTATGTTTTTAATCCATGCAAGTATAGGATTTATATTGGCTCGACTAATTCTCTATTATCGAATGGAGCTTTAACTAGAGTAACCAGAGACGCAACAACAAGCAATTTATTTACTGGAACTAGTTTAGATTTGAATGGGTCTTCAATTTTTTCTGTAAGTACTTTAAAATATGAGACAAATAGAGCTCCAGAAATTCTTGCTGATGAAGTGAATAAGGCGTTTCCGAAACTAAAACCTGGATCTAAAATAAAAATAATATATATAGTAGGAACAACTACAGAAACTAGATTATTCGAATACCATTCTAATGGAACAGCCACAGAAATAGAAATAAAAGATAGAGACTACGGGGTTTTAGACTTGCAGGATCTTTTGCAGTATTCGTCTTCTAGTAAATTATTTGTCTATGGATCTTCTCAAGTGAATGAATCTGGTGGTTATTTTGATAATTACTACGTCAAGCTATTAAACGCTACGAAGCTTGGAAGTGAAAAATTCTACATTTACAATAACACACCGTACTTTTTAAACATATTTTTTGATTCTGAAACTCAGAAATCTCTTGATGTGCCTCCAAAAGTTTTTGCAGAAATAACTAATTCTGCGCTTAATTTCTTAGGCACATATGAAAAGGGAAAGTATTATGTTTCTAAAAACTCGCCAAATATAAACTACATAATTAAAACAGACTTAAAAATATACATTAACAGTTTGCTTGATTATGTAAATTTTAAAGGTGACTTAGAAAAAGAGAACCAAGAAGAAAATATATTAATTACTAGCGTTGTAAAAGATGAGGAGGCTATTTCTTATTCATATTGGAGCGCTGAACAATTCTTTGATAGTGGTGTGTTTGATAATTTTAAAATTATATCTATGCCCACTTTGGCGGATATGGATTTATCTAAATCTCAAAACGTGAAGAGTATTATTAAGCCCGTCTATAGTATTAGCTCTGCTGGGCACTATTTATTAAACGATAATAATAATGATCTAAGCGTAACACCTCCAGCAACGTATGGGCAGCAGATTTTCTTAATTAATAATTGTCCTAGAGACGTTTTTGTAACTGTTTTGGGCCAAGAGAATAGAAGAAGAAAGGTTTATAGAAATTCTGTCCTTGTTATCCAGCGGGGGCAGACTGGCGAAGTAGAATTCAAATATCTTAAAAAAGCCAAATCTAGAGATGAATTTTATTGCGTGTTTAATCCAAACACAGTAATATCAACTCAAAGAGAAATCGCATTAGGTCTTGGCATAATCAGAAACGAAGATCTTATTCCTATAGTAGACGACAATGAAATAGAGCAAAAATCTTATATTAAGTTATTGTCTAAAGATGGATCATCAAGCAAAATAAATTTAGCCTTGAGAAACTACTATAATGGTAAAGATATTCCTACTGATTCCGCCTCTGACGTCGTCGGTTACGAAGTGGGCATAGGGCATGAAACGATTTATAGATTTTTGTTTTTTGATCCTTCGATTTCTACATATACTTTGCCAGGAATACAAAAGGGCGTGAAGTATCAAGTGAGCATAAACAAAGGGTTTTTTGATAATGTAAATATTTCAACCGATACAGCTTTCACTAATGTAGAAGAGACTCCTTTTGTGAAATATAATGGTGAGATTTTTGCTAAGGATGGTGACACTTTCACGGGAGGAGACGTTAGCGTTTATGAAATAAAATATCCAAACTTTGTGACTGTATATAAGGTAGTCGAAGATATAGACAAGTCATTTCCTATACTTAAGCCGACCGACAAAGGAGAAGAGGGGGGAGTAGACCCATCTATAACAGAAGAAGAAAACGTAAGCGCTAGTGGGCTTGATCTTTTTAAAGCCGCGATACTGGAACAGTACAGAACGCTAAGTCAAAGCATTATATCTTGGATTCCGAAAGGGCAATCGGCTTTTTGGCTTAATTCAAATTATTCAGACGATTGGTGGGTCATAGACAAAGCAGACAACGCGCAAACATTAACGATAGCCACTGATACGAATAAAACAATCACATTCACAAAATGCGAAATAAAGAAAACAGGTCTAAAAACAATTTTATTTGAATTTGCCTATTCTTACTACTCTGCGTTGCAAACTGTAAAGCAAATGCCAGACAGTCAACAACTAGTTATAGGCTTAGATTCTGATTTAAGTCCAGCTCAAATAAAAGAAATCAAAAGAAGTTTAGGTCAAGAGCGCGCTGCTAATGATAGAGATACATTATTCCCAGAAAAAGAGATCCAAGTAGGCGGATTTCTTGTTGATAGTTTATTTTCTGTAGGAGACGCAAAAGACAATCAAATAACGTCGTCTATAGTAGAGAAGTCTGATCTTAACGTCAATATAACTATAAGTAAAATAAAGGATATGCCAGATATATCTTTTGAAGACTTTTCTAAATCGTCAGTAATTAAAATTATAAATAGAAAATAATATGTCATCTTTTTATTTAAGAGCAGATTTTTTTGAAGACGCAGTCCCAAATCCTTTGTTCTCGCTAAATCAATTTGTATTTACTGACTATTTGAGCAGTGACTTCTCTACGTCTCTAATAGATATCGCTAAGTCTTATGTCGACAGTTTGTATCTAACAAGAGGCGGCAGAACTGGAAGCAATGGGCGCGTTGGAGGTTCAATGCAATTGGACGGTGATGGAAACACTTTCGATATAAGTAACTTATATCTTTATAGTCAATATAAAGATGTAAACTCGAAATGTTTAGACACTATGGATATAATGGGAAACGCGCAGTTAAGAAATAATTTTTTATACAGAGAGGACATTTTCGGGGACGATGCCTCAGGTTTTACTGTAGAAGCTAATACGAGCGTTGGGATAGTAGTAAATAAAGCATATCATAAAATGCTTCCTTCTGGAGACGGGTCTTCTGCCACGATGGTGTCTATAAATATGGCTGATGATGAGATAAGTAAGGTGCCAACCAACAATATGTATATTAACTATAGTGATTGCATCGTTGTTAACTTTAAAATTTCTCCTATTGACCAGTTAAATATGTTTTCCTATGTTAGCTTAATAATAATTGAAAACAAAAATTCAGATTATTTAGAAGACTTTTCTAATCAATTTTATTATGATCCAGCCACTCAAAGATATTATTTAGACGCTTCGCTTACCGAATGCTCGGTTGCGGTATCTGATATTTTTTTTCCATATATTCTTTCAGTATCTTCTAACTCTTGGCTTGCAAAATCGACATTCCGTGGGTCAGTAAAACTACAGCTAGAATCTAAAAACGACACAACTTTAGACAATGTTTCTTCTGAAATTACTTATCCGTATGCTAATGTATGTGAATCATCCACTACGGTAGGCGCTAACAATACAATCTCTTGCACAAGTAATCCTGGACAAGTTTCTGTAAACGTAGGCGGAGTAATAAAGCTTTTTGATGATCAGCAAATTTGTCCTATTGGAGGAACTGCTAAAACTGTAATAGCTGTTTTTTCTTTAAAAGCTTTAGGTTTATTGACTTTATATAAAGATTTTTCATCTGTAACAACAGTCAAAGCAGACGTGTGGGGTTATAATTTTAGATATATAAAATATCAGCAAGGGACTTCTTATTACATCTTTAAAGATTACGGAAGCGTAGCATCAGCTACTATCATTTATATCAATGAGACATTAGACTTATCAAAATTTTTTAGTGTCAAAGAGCAGTCTGATGGTCAAGTTTTATCAGATTCTGGAAAAATAGTAGCAATAACTCTCAAATTCAAAATTTATAAAATAGCTGAAACAGATGGTGACGCTACTGATTATTCTATTGATGTGCCAGTAAACATTTTATTACCGCAAATAGTTTCGATAGATGAAGATGTGGAAGCTAATCAAATAACAATAAAAACTAATTATGCCACGCGCTTGACATATGGATTTAATGAAGAGCCCAATTCGTCTATCAATATTACAGACACCGCAGACGGCACGAATCAAATAACTACAATAAGTTCAAGCGGCAAATTTGGATATTTTCATTGCAAAGCTTTTAATTATTATTATGATTTTAATGGATTGACAAGGCCTTTATATTCTTCTAGAGAAATGTCATTAGATTTGATAAGGAGTATAACTATACCATCTTTTACTTTAGCAGTCAAAATAGGCGGCTCTACAAAAACAATTTATAATCAAAGCGGCGCGTCGTATTCTTCTTTATCTTTTACTGATTTATCGCAAGATCAAATAGATAATTATTTTGTATATTCAGATTACATAACTGATACCGGATCTTACTCGTTCATTTTAACATACAGTCTTGCGGGGACTAAATATTCATCAATGTTCTTAAAGTTTGGTAATGATCCGACTTTGCATGCGATGGTTTTAGCTTCCGGGACAGCGTCTTTTACAATATCAAAAAAAGATCTATTTGAATCTTTGGATAATAAAAATCAAATAATATTATCTTTTTTAGCAAATGGAGAGGTTGCTTTTAATTTTCCATTTACTTTTTTAAATACATCTCAAGCAAACCCTCCGGTATGCAATGCTTTTTCTTTGTCTAGAGTCCAGGTTTCTTACCCGAAAGCTTCAATAAGCTTTACTCTACAATATACTTACGCCGATGAAATAGAATATCGTGTGATAGATCAAGATGATAATTCTTTATATAGTATTTTAATAAAGGAAAGATTCAGAGATATAGAATCTTATTTTTTATCAGGAGCAACAAGGCAAAGATCTGTACAAATAAATGATTTAACTATACCAAAGCCTGCAACTTCATTAAGAGTTTCAGCTACGGTAAGAAATTTATACTCAGCATCTAATCCCATAAAAATAGAAGACACTAAAGTATCTAGCCCTGATTACTTGTTGCCATTGCTAATAAGCGCTGCTGAAGTAATATTATATTCTGACGACGCATTGACTAATGAAATAACTGAAATAGTTAAGGGAGAATATTTTTGGGCTTTTCTTCAGATCAAAGATATTGATGGTAATATAGTATTAAATCCTAGCTCTAACTATTCTAGCTACATAGCTGGGGGCTATCAGCCAGAAATTTTTATTTTAGAATCTAGAGGAGATGAGAATAATGATTTAGAAGGTGTAATCTCAGAAAGAGTGGATAAATATACTTTTAAATTTAAAATAAATAATGGCAGTAAATTTAATGATACTAACGCGGTATTCCAAGCTCAGTATATACCGATAATAGATCCGGAGATTGTCTAATGGGAATAAAAACAACAGCAAAGAAAATCTACGCAATAGCTGGGCCAAATGAAATTCCAGGCACATCTTTGCCGCCAACAGTTAGCTTACAATATAGATCTTACAATAATAATTTAAATAAATTTGATATTGTAATAGTTGTGTCTAACGCGTTAACCGCTACGCTGTCTGAAAGGTGGGTTTCGATTTCTGAAAATGGATCTATCTCTTCTCAAGTTGGAGATAAGAAAACTTTTGATGTAAAAGATTTGTCTTCAATGACATTCTCCAAAGATCGAGCTTACTCTACCGAGTTTGTTTTGACTGCTACCAATTCTATTGGGACTTCTACTACTTTGCCATTAATAATTGGGCCAGCAGATACGTCTGCGATAAATTTACCAGATGAAGTTGTTTCTGATTTTGTAATAGCTAGAGAGCCAAAAACATCAGATTTGGTAAATATACAGCTATCGTTATCAATTGCCGATGCTTTCGATATTTCAAAATTGTCTGGTCTAGAGTTAATTTATAAAAATAGAAATGCTGAGCAATTCAAATCAATAAGTCTTAGCGTTGATAAATACATAGTATCCAAAGACGAAAACGGCAGCGAGTCTGGATATGTTTTTAATTTTAAAAATCAATCAATAATTAGATCAAATTTAGGAGGAAATTTTGATTTTTATATTAAGATAATCTTTGCAAATAGTGATTCGCAGCTAACAGATAAAAAAACTCTTTCTTTCGAGAATATAGACAACACATCTCCTCAAAGACCGACAGACTCTTCTATATCTACAAATATAAAAGATATTAATAATCCTGCTTCATTAAGATACGAAATAACTACTAGATTTTCAGAAGTATATACGATAGCGAATAATTCGTCATACGTAAATGAAGAAGTTGCTGTAGAAGATTCTTATGAGCATATTTTTTTAGATACTAACAAATATAAAGGACTAGCTCTAAAAAACTATCAATCTGTAGGCGAAGACGGAAGATCTTTGTTCTATTATGAATACAATTACTCAGGGCAAGAAAAAAACACAAAAGGATATTTTTATCCAGCTTCCGTATCTGAAATATACCCATGCATAATAATTAATAAGGATAATTTATTAAATAGCTCTGTTGTATTATATTGGAAAATTAATGATAACTTTTTTAATTATTCTTTTTTTCAGAACGAAGTGTCAATAACCACCACCGATTTTAAAATAAAATTACAATACAAGAGCTCTAACTCTTATATCGATTTGACTAAGCCAATTACTATAACAAAGGATCCAGTAGCAATATCTGCGGTAGAAAATAAAAAATTTGGATTCTTTTCAAAATATCAAAAATTCGTTTTATCTATAGAAAGAAATGTAGATGTAATAGAGTCGGTTAGGGGTATATTCGATAGAATAAGTGAAGAAGACAACTTTGGCAGTAATTTAAGATTGCTTGTAGTTAAGCACGATGTTGATTGTTATTCACAAGGCGTAACAAGAAGTTATAGTTTCAGTAAAATGTTAATGCCCCCAGAATGGAGATATATAGCATATGATAAGTATATTCCAAATGATACTGACATTAGAACTGATATTGACAAAAAAATAAACCTTGATTTAAATAGTGAAGTTTTAAGAGGAATAAAATTACCAGAAAGCGGCTTCTATAAATACGATCAACTTAGCAAATTAAAAAGACAAGAAGATAAGGGGGCTTTAGTTGAGTTTAATTTTAAAATTTTATACAAGCTATCGTGCGATTACGACGTATTTTATGAAGACCCAATCTTGGAGGGAACAGTAAATTCGGTGCTTTTGCCATCAGTGCCTAATGATGTATTTTTAATAGCCCCTACTCTGGAAATACCTCCTCCGAATTTTACTCCAGAATCTGCTGGCGGGAAAAGAGCTGAAGGAATAGCTACGATAAATGAATATGGAAAAATAGTTGGATTACAAATAACTGATCCGGGGCATGGGTATTCTTTATTTAAAACAGCTCAAAGCAAAAGAGATCAGTCTTTCACAGATTTAATTCCATATGTAAAAAAATCTTATCAAATAGTCGCAAGTGATTTAAATATTAATAGACAAGTCCTAGTTATTCAAAATAGCTCTTTCGACAAGGATAATCTGAAAGCTTCTCTGAAAGGTGGAGTACGTCTAGCAAGCGCATACGCAGACAAGCAGAGGCTCGACCAGAATGGAGGAAACTCGTTCTCTGTAGAGCAGAAAACAAAATTAGATGAATATTTAAACAACTATTTACCACAAGAGACTCCCGAAGCAGAAAATTCAGTCAAGCCATACGATGTTACTTACTCGGTAGCAGAAAAAGACGTCTCGTCTATTGGAGTATTAGACGAAATTTGGAATATTATTTCCAAGCTATACGCAGATAAGTATACAAATCCAATGCAGGAAAGTGAGATCTATACTGAAGATACAGATGCTGGCGTAAGCGAAATAGAAGAATCAAGCGTCCCGAGTACTATAAATAGCTCTAAAGATTCTAGCTCAATTACCGCTACATCGTTGAATCCAGAAGCAGAGCAAAAGAGCGCGACTGGAGGGGTTCCAGAGTTGTTTTCTTTAAATAATTTGACCGTTGTCCCAGATGCTAGCGCTGCTGTTTCTATAGCAAGTAAATTTGCGCCCCCTCCTTGGTTGACTCTATTGCCTCTTTCTGTGCGAGCAGATGGGCAGTATGGATTTGGGCCTCTGCCAAACATGGCTCCAAGAGCTGAGATGTTTAATAGATTGGTAATGGGCATAAATAACCTTAACGAAGTAAGAGTCATATTGCCAATGATCTGGGCGGTAGACAGCACAAATTCAGTAACTGAGTGGTACGAAATAGATTCGGAGCCAGATAGATTTAAATTAATTAATTTTAGCGCATCAGGAACAAAATCCGGGGGGACGGCTCGGTCTAGTGACTATTTTCCAATAAATTCTCTATTGTCAGCTGGTAGCTCTAGAAGCGTTGCGAGAACCAACCTTTACCCAGATGTAGCGAGATCTTTGGGTTTATCTCAAAATGTAACATATAAATTATCTACAGACTCTTCCACCACTCAATCATTCAAGCCATTTATTCATCCTTTAATGTCGAGATCTTTTAAAGAAAGTTATTTAAAAACATTCAAAAGAAGACTATTAGGCATAGTAACAGAATCAACAACTTCATGCGTTAATAATATAGCGCCTACAGACGCGGGTGGAGTAACGTATGTCGGGGATTCATACCCTGTTCCTGTCGGAACGACGTATCCAATTGAAAATGTTAACTCTAATGTTTATTTTCAATTTTTTGATTCTGGAGGCACTATTGAAACAACTTCGCCGGCAACAGCTCAATCTTTATCTTTGCCTAATGGTCAGGTAAATGGAGTACCAGTATTTTTTGATTCTAGTTGCGGAGATGCGTATTCTAAATCGATAGACTTCACTTACGCAAATATGTTTCCTGGAACGATAAGGATATGAGTTTAGATAATTTTAGTAATTTATTTAAAGAAGCAGCGAAAATGTCTAAAAGCTTGGCTGGATCGGCAGTGAAAGCTGGGGTGGCGATTTCAAATGGAAAACCCATTATCGCTCAAAAAAATAAAGCCCAAGAGAGGTTAGATGTTTGCAGTAAATGCAAAGACCTAGACAAAAATCTAGGTCGATGCACTGTATGCGGATGTTTTGTAGCAGCTAAAGTAAAAGCTGACTATGAAAGTTGCCCATCTGGCAAATGGTAATTAAGCTTTTTTGATTCTTTCAATAAGCTCAAAAATCTTAGGCTTAGAAAGTTCATTAATAGAAGTTATTTCTTCAGCTTTTTCATACTTGTCTTTGACTAATCGCTTTTGAATTTGATCGAAAGAAATGCCTTTCTCTTTCATAATGTTCTGAAGCACCGCAGCGGGAGACATCGGATTGTCTATAGTCGGGTCGTCTACGACCTTGACTCCGACCTCTTCTTGGCCGACAATGTTAATCTTTAAGAAGTTCCGTACGCATCTTACGAACGCCCTGTTCTCAGCGATAGCTGCTAAATAATTGCGAGCGAAACTTTGAGTGTTGTCCGGCGAGGCATCTGCTAGGGATTGGAAAGAGATATCCTTATCAGCCGTTTCGTAGTTACCTATCCAATTTATATAACAACTAGCTAAAACATAATTTGGGCCGGCCTCTGGCACATCGTAAGATACGCAAGTGAAGCCTCTGATTTGTGCAAGCTCTTTAATTCCGCCTAGCAAAATTAAAAGATCCTTGTCTTCTAGCTTTGTGATATCTGTTTCTTGGGTGCGCTGCTTATTCGGTACTAGAAATTCAGGTCGAATCATCTTGCGCCAATTAACGTATCCATCTTCGTTGAAAACGTATGGAATGGGAGGGTCTTCTAAAAGACCGAATTCATTTCGAGTGAGAAGCTTGGGAGGTGTACTCATCTCATTCATTATGCTTCGAATTGCTCTTTAGTCAAGAAATAAAAGTAATCGGCCTCATCTTTAAAAGACTGATCGATAACAGGCGGTATTTGGAAACTTGAATTACGAACATCCGGGCTATTGATGTCCGATTTGGAATGCCATTTGCTAGCAAAAGTTTTCCCGCCTTTTATTACTATTTTATTTGTCTTAAAGTAAATTTTTGATTTATCTAATCCTTCTAAAAATTCTAAACTCAAGACATTGAGTCTATTGATTTTTTTATAATCAAAGAATTTCATCTTTTCGCTTTCTAAGTCAGCGCTGCTTAAAGTGGTAATTATTTCATAATCTATTTTTAACTCTTCAATAATATCAATAAATGATGGATCTGAATTTTTTTCAACTTTAAGATATATTTTTTTAATTTTATTTAATCTTTTAATTAATAGATTTTTATTGATTGCTTTGTTAGTAACAACCGAACAGGAATGGTAAGACAAAAGAAGATCTAAATTTTCTTCAGAAAACAAATAATCCATTCGGATAACAATTTCATTTTTTAGATTATTGTTTATTTTAAAAGCGCAATCGGGTATAACTTCTAAATTCTGAGCGGAGAAAACTTTTCCTACAGATATGGTATTATCGAAACAGTGGTCTTCGTTAAGAGCAGACTTAAGGATTTTTTTCGCTATCTCCTCTGGTCGGACATTATTTATTCTTGCTCCTGTAGGGTTTAAGAAATTCTTTCTTTCAGTATTGGAATGGATAATCTGATCTTCTTTTGCTAAAACGTTGTCCAAAGTATAGTCGGTCTTTATAAAGCATTGATTCACTGAATATTCAGAAGCCATCAATGAATACAATTTCGAAGATCCGCAAAAGAATAAAGCCTTCTTCAAAATATAAGCTCTTTGAGAAAGAGAATTAGAATTATCTAGGTAAGTGTGATTAAAGTGATAGCGCTTGTCTTCGACAAAATGAACAATCTTTATGCCATGATTAGACAAGATTGGCTCTATCAATTCTATAACTCTAAACCAGAAAATATAATGAAAATTTGGATTAGTTGACTGCGTATCTAAAACAATATACTTATCAAAATCTAATGGATACAGGCTCTCATATAGATATGAATTGCCAGGATCTAGCCCAGTTGTAACAGAAAAAGATTTTAAAAGATTCATTTGATTAATAGAGAGTGGCTATTGTTTATAGAAAAGTTGTCTAAACGATAACTCTGAAAAAAATTAGCGCCAAGGAAAGTCGGATCGTCGAACTCTGATGTTTTAATTATAGCAGAATGAATCATAGTGTTTCCTGAAAAGACAGATTGGCAAAGCTCGTTGGAAGAAACAAATATCTTTTTGTCTGGATATTTTTCTTTTATTGCCGAGATGATTTTTGTAGACAAGAAAATGTTCTCTAAAGAAGAATCGATAGAAACAAAAATTCTTTCTTCTGGCTTTGTGTCAATAAAAAGATCTTCTATTTTAAATTTTTTATTTTTTTCGTTTTCCTTGTACGCCACCTCTCTGAAATACTGCTCTATAGTTCGTCGTGGAGTATTATTTTTAATTTTATCAACCCAATGTAATAATCCATCATCGCCATCAGCTATGTCTCTTAGTAGTATTAAAGAATATAAAGACTTCAACCAAAGCACACTATCTTCTATTTCTGAAACAAAAGCATTTGGATTGCACAATTTGCCTGGTTCTTTATCTAAAGAATACTCTTTTAATTCACAAGAGTCTAAAAATTTTTCTATTTTACCGCCAACACTATCTACAGAGAAATTATCTATAGTCCATTTCCTAGCTAATTTCCCCATTTTAATTTTTTCATTAACTGGCATCTTAAGAACAGATGTCAAATTATCTGATATTGAAATTGGGCAAGTAGACGCTTTAATGAACTCGGTTCCGAATTCTCTATACTCGCTCCAATTTAAAGCGATAGAATTAGCCTCAGGGCAACACATTTCTTCCCCGCAACTATAATTAGTGACTAAAGTAATTAGTCCAGCCAACTTCGCTTCTTGGATCGGGATTTCTTGACCACCACTTGTGAATGGGTGGCAATAAACATCCATTAAATTATAAATTTCATTTAATTGTTTTTCTGTAGTGCCAAGGTTAGTCGAGGTTGTGACGCAAGAAGATTGACTTCCGCATTTTGAGCAATCTGTTTCGTGACCCGAAAATGAGCTTACATGATAATCGCGGCATTTTTTACAAATATATGTAGTTAATATATCTTTAATATCAACTCCAGTTTCTTTGCTTAGCTTTTCAATTCCCCACCCTTCTTTCCAATGAGTGTGCAATAAAAGCTTTGGTTTACATTCAGGATTTTTTTCTTTAAAGAGCTTAAAGCCTTGAAGTAAATTTGGTACAGATTTTCTGAGTTGATTTCTAAAAACAAATCCAATAATAAAATCATCAGAAGATATCTTGTTTTTATTTCTTAGGCTTGCTTTTTCATCTTCTGAGAAAGGCCTAAAATCAGAAACATCTATAGCCCCATGCATAGTTTTAACATGCGCGTGCCCGAGTTTATGCATTTCTTTTTCAGCAAAACTAGACCATACCCAATAGTTTTTAATTTTAGGAGCTGCTTCCACGGCAGTGGGTAACAATGGCAACGAATCTAATGTAATCCAAAGAGCGTGATTTATCTTATTAAACCACGGTTTATTGATTGCGTAATCAACTCCCCAAAAATCTTGCACTCCAATATAGACATCCGGCTTTTCTAACTCCACAATTCTGTCCAACTCAAAGGCTCCATAAGAATAAAGCCTGCTTTTGTCTGTGCTAGAATTTGAATCGTTTAATTCCGCGCCAGAGACGGGATAGCTTCCATAGCTTTTCCAAGGAGTCCTTTCTAATTCTGGATGGTTTTTAGTAAGCCCGCCTGCGAGAGAAACTATATCGTACTTTCCTGTATTATATAAATAAGAAAGAACGGCCTTGGTATTTCTACCAAAGCCAGTTTTAGATAAAGCGAAATCGCTGTGATAAAGGATTTTTTTCTTTTTTACCATAGATCGTCGTCCGGCGTCTCCTGCTTCGGAGCCTCTTCTTTCTTGGGAAGGACTGCTTGAGGAGCGGCGGCTGATCTATTATCTTGATCTAGCGAAGCCTTTTCAAAACTTTTCGCAAGAGCAAAGCAGAAGAAAGCCTCAAGGCGGGTTCCCTCTCCGAATGTAAAGCCAATCAAGAAAGAGGTCTTGTCTTGAGCGTTTTCCTTGCTTTCCTTTGACACGGAAAAGGAATAGCCAACTTGAGCTGTCTTGCTTGGATCATCCTTTGTGCCGCGCATGTAAGGAGAGAACTTGATTCTAGTTACTTGCTTAGCTGAGTCGTGAAAAGCTGAAATCTCACCATTGCGTCTAATTGCCGAGATGATATCTGAAGCTTCAGTAAGGCTTAGCTTAATAGAGCATGAAGCCTTTGGGTTTTGAGAGTTGCCAGCGAATGATCCGCGCTTAGCTTGGTCGTCCCAACTCGCCTGCTTGATCATGTTGACGAAAACGCAGTCGTCCTTGGCGGAGTATTTGAAGGAGCATCCGCAGCCAGTGTTCTTAGGGTTCGGTTTATAAAATTGAAGCATACAGGTTATTGTGACGCTTTACTCTTGATTGTCAAGATTTTTTTCTTTCAATTCTGAAAGCTTGGTGTAAATTTTCAAGGTCTGAATTCCAATGGAATCCCCAAACAAGCAATCTTGTTTTTTCGTGGCTTTAACGATAACGATGTCTTCCTTTTCGGGCAGCTTGTCGCCATTAGAGGATTTATTGAATTCTATTTTGTCGTTGAAAGTAAGAACAGGTATAGATCCAAATTCATCAGAAACGATCATTTTGAATACTTTAGTTTTTTTCTCGTTTTTAGAAGTCCATTCCGAGGCCTCTTCCACCTTGCCAACTAGATAAACAATAGAGTTATTGCCTAATTCAGATATCTGAGCGGTTGAAACAAGCGAAGGCATCTTAGGGTGGAATATATCTATCAGTGTGTTATTGTAACTATACCCAAGCAATTTATTTTCATAGTACCAATTAGCAAAGCTTTCTGATTTATTGTTTTGTTGATATATTTTTAAATAAAGATCATACTTTTTCTTTATTGTGACTAAACGAGTTTCTTTTATAAGAAGCTTGCTGTTTTCGTTTTTAGTTTCAGATAGCTTTTTGACTGTTTTAAGTAAGTCGTTACCGCACTCTGGGCCATACTGCATAGCAAGGACTTTTTCCTTTTCGCTTAACACGTTCCACAATTGAGCCTCTAGGACGACTCTGCTGCGGGAAACAGAGAACCCATCCAAGGCACCAGCCTGAATCAGTGCTGATAAAACACCGATAGAAAGCCCAACTTCTTTAGCGGCTTGGAATACTTCAAATTTACTAGATTGCTCGCTCTTAAAGAGTTTGAGCTTTTCCATAGTTTTCTCTGAGATGCCCTTAATAGAAGATAATCCAAATCTAATATCATTTCCTTGGATAGAAAAATCAGTATCAGATTTTAATATGTGAGGCCCAAGCAGAGTTATGCCAAAGTGGCGAAGCTCTTTCTGAATCTTAGATATCTCTTCTAAAGGAGCCGGCTCATGCTTTGTCATTTCTAGCAAAGCTAAGAAAAATTCTTTAGGGTGCTTGAATTTAAGATAAACAGTACACGCGGCAAGAGCCGCATAGCTCATGGAGTGCGATTTATTAAATGAGTAATTTGCTGAGTTTTCAAGAATGCGCCAAAGGATGTCTCCGATCTCTGGGGCTAGATTATTCTCTTTGATCTTGTCTTTGATCTTTTCTTGCCATTTTTTGGCTTCTTCGACTTTCTTCTTACCGACAATTCGGCGAAGAACTTCTGCTTCATCAAGAGTAAATCCAATCTTATTGGACATTTTCATCAACTGCTCCTGATACAATGCAACGCCACCGCTGCCGCTCAATACGGAATCAAAAAATTCATGGATGCCTTCGTATTGATTGTTGTTAGTGAAGTTGGCATACTGATCAACGAACTCTAAAGCTCCGGGGCGAGCAAGAGCAAGGACTGCGCTTAGTTCTTCGAGGTTTTTTGGCTTTACCTTCTTGCAAACTTTGAAATTTGTTTCAGCTTCAATTTGGAAGCATCCGTGAGGAGTTTTAAAGTCTTGTAGCTGCTGATATATTATCGGATCATTAAAATCAATGTCTGAGGTTTTAATATTTATTAATTTACAGACACGGTCTACAATCGATACGCTTCTTAAGCCAAGAAGATCTAGTTTAACATTAAAGATAGAAACCCAATTCATGTCGTAACTAGAGACCTGTTCTTTGTCGCTGGTAAGTTCGGTAGGACAGCTTTGATCTATTGGATGGTACGAAAGCATCATCCCTGAAGCGTGGACGCTCTTGTTCTTAATTAAATTGCGCAACTTTAGCGCAGTCTTATAAGCTCTAGGATTGTTATCGCACCAAGCTTGTAGGTCAGGCACTTCAGCGTAAGCTTGCTTAAGATCCATCACTTGGCCGAAAGTTTTAGGGATCAAAGAACTTACTTCATTCATTTCTGACTCAGGTTTTTCATCTATGATTTTGCCGCATTCTTTAATTAGAATTTTCCCGCTTAGAGTTGTAAGAGTCAGGATCTTAGATGTTCTGCCTGAGAATAGCTGGTCTAAGTATTTGATTACTTTATGTCGATTATAGTAACAGATATCGATATCTACGTCGCACATGAGCGATCCGTCAAGGTAAGTTATACCATCAACCACTTGTTTCTTCGCACGGATCTTAGATATAAACCGCTCAAAGAATAGCTCGTATTTAATCGGATCTACCTTGGTGACTCCCAGCAGATAAAGAATAAGACTACCAGCAGCAGAACCGCGCCCAAGACCCACAGGAATGGAGTTTTCGTTGCAATAATTAATAACATTCCAAACCAAAAGAATATAGTCAAGAAACCCGAGGTCTTTAACGGTCTCCAATTCGTATTTTACTCTCTCTGAATATTTAGGAAAATCTTCTTTGGCTATGTTTAGCTTTTTAAAATTAGCCCTGCACACTTGCATCAAGAAGTCGTAGTTGGAAGACTCTTCTTTTAAGCCATACTCTTTCTTAAGGCGGCTTTCAATATTGAACTCTGGAAGTCTAACGCCATATAATGGCAACTTAAAATCAGTAAAATAGCTATTAAAATTATTCATATCTCCACTTGAAATTTAATTTTATTCCAGACTTTCAAATTCAAATCCAAATCAACAATTGCATTGTGCAAATTATCATAGTCATGATCTATATTATAATCCTTGCCCAAAGCTGTAAGATTAGTTTTTATACCTTTTCTGTAAGTATGAAGTAATTTATATTGATATTCGATCAAAGTTTCTTTCGACATCTTAGGGATTCCATATTTGATTCCCTTAGCCAAGCAATTAGTATCTAAAATTTTATTAACTAAATGATTCGCTCGCAATCCTTTAATCAAATACATCTCTTTTATAAGATAGAAATCGAAGCCAAGAATGTTATGACCAACAATATAGTCACAAGAGTCAAGCCAATCCCTAATAGTATCAAAGACATCATCAAATTTCTTGCCAGTTGTTTGGATGAGTCCTTCAGGATATCTTGTGATTCGTCTGGCATCTTCTGATATTTTAAGATTAGTGTCCCATTTAATCAAGAAATCTCTCTCGTCGATTTTCTTACCACCCACAGTGTCTAGCATGGCAACTTGCCATGGAAGATTTTGGCAAAAATTAAGACACAGATTTAATGTTTCGCAGTCGATAAAGACAATCTTTTTAGACTTGTCAAATCTCAGTAGTTCATTTTCCATATTTTTCCTTGAATGACTCGGCGCAGAATTCGTTTGAAGAGCAATGATTTAGATTAGGTTTGCTCAAAGTGGTTCTTTCGGAGATGCACCTAAACGTAAGGTAAGCCAAGAAGTCTTCTTTGTTTTCATAATAGATAGACTGTGTTTTGACTGCCAATTGTTTATCTGAGACAATTTCTTCGACTTTCGATTTAAGAATTTCATCAAATGGCAAATTGTTATCCTCTACAAAATAAGTAGGATCGCAAAAACTAAAATCAGGAATGCAAACGCTATAAGTCAAATTATTTTTGAACACATAAGAATCATAGAAAGGAATGCAAAGCAAAAGATTTTCCTTGCTCCAAATTTCTTTAAGAGTTTTGCAGTCTATTCTTGGGTAATAGTAAAATCCATTTGTACTGGCAACAGTAGATATCTTGATCAGATTTTGATATCCTTCTGATCTCGACAAGAAGACGATTACTTTGTGTTCTTTTTCTCTAGATTCAGCAGTCTTGTTGTCAATATCGTCGCACACGGTTAAACGCAAACCAAATCTTAAGTTTAGATTAGCATCCTCGCAAGACTTGTAAGCCTCTAGCAGTCCAGAAATAGAGTCATCGACAAGATGAACTTTGTCTAGATTAAGCTTCTTAGCGATGTCAATAATAGAGCTTGGCTCGTCTGGGTCGCTAGACCCTGCTTTAGACAGGGTAAGCACAGATTTGCCAAGGCTATAATGAGATTTAAATAAAGGGACAGCCGAGTACACGCTTAATTGTGGCTGCTTTTTCGAGAAAGTCAATCAAAAAGTCAACGTATCTTTGCTCCAAAATGGGCAGCCCTTGTATTCTTTTTTGTTTATTAATTTTACCTTGGGGTCTTTTAGCAGCAATTCTTTATCAAATGAAGATTTAATAAATTTATCTTTCTCATCCGAGCCTATGTAAAATGTTGCTGGTAGTCTAGACGGGCAGATCCATTTGCCTTCCACATCGCTGCCACACATCCATTTCTTCTTAAAAGATTTGGCGGCAAGATTTTGCACGGCTTTCTTTTCATCAAAAGAAGATATATATCCAGCTATATAACTTAAATAAGTCTTGAATCCTTCTAGCTGCTCTTGGGTAGGGGTGGGCGCCTGCTGGATCGGTTGTTTTTTAAATTTTAAAAATACAAAGGACACTGTTGGAATATGCCCCTTTGTTTTAAACACAGCCAAAGAATACATCAAATTCTGCAAGTTAAAGTCTATCTCTTCTTTAGAAAATTTAGCTTTGCTTGATTTATAATCGTAAATCTTATATTCTTTATCGTTAAATTTTGCTAGCTTATCAATAAAGCCATTTATGATATAGTCGTCTTCTTCTAGTTTGAACTCCGACTCGGCTTCTAATAAAACAGATCCGTTGCAAAAAAAATCATTTTGAAGGCCTGTTTGAATCATCATGTAAATAAGATCCAAATTTTCTTCGTCGTTGACTTTGAGTTTCTTTGCGTTTTTTAGAATTAGTCTGTGGATGCAGGGGTTTTTAATTACACCGGCTTTGCCAGAACACAAGTCTTCGAAATATTTCTTGTGTCTATCTGTTAAAAGAAGCTCAAAAATTAAATGACAAATTGTTCCTCTAGAAGCTCCGGAATTAGAAATGTCTGGCACTTTAAGAACATATTTAGTATAGTAAAGCCAGCTACAGCCTTCAGCGGTTTTAATTTTGCTGGCGCTAAGCTTTATTTTTTCAGTGGTGCTCATTGAATTGAATTATACCAATTACCGATAAGAGATCTATCTTTTAAATGCATTTCTCCGAAATCTTTTGCGCCAAATGGGAGTTTGATTTCTATTTGATTGGAGTCGAAGTAATTCAGAAGCCTTTGCTTTGCGGATTCTGCTGCTATATTTCCAGCTGCATTATTGAAGCTGTCGTCATTGAATGCTATTATTATCTTTTTTGGATTGAAACCAATAAGGGAATATATAATTTTTGGAGAAAGATTCAAGCCAAAAGAGACTATAGAATTATTAATCCCATTCTCTCTTAACGCTAGCATGTCGCCAATGCTTTCGACAAGGATAATAAATTTAGAATTTTTGATGTCTTTAGAATTTACTTTTAGTGGAAACGCCCATTCTTTCTTGTCTCCAATTAGTTTCCACTTTGGTCTTCCCTCTAAGCTCATTTTAGATATATCTCTGCCGGCGAATCCGACTATCTCGTCCTTGCAGTTGAATATAGGAAAGACATATCTATTGAACATTTTTCCGGTAGAAGCAACGCCGCATTGGAATGGAAGAAGAGTCTGGCTAGAGATGCCTCTATTTTCCCAATAAGAATGATCTCGCGAAAGCTTTATAAGCAAAGACTTATCAAAAATAGTTGTTTGACTAGTAGTTACTTTTTGTTGATTCTCTTCAGATCGAGAAGTGTCGATTCCTTTTTCAGAAATCCACTTCTTTGCTTCGTCTATATTTTTAAGCTTAAGAGTTAGTCTTACAAGATCTTCAATAGAGCCGCTGATGTTTTCTTTAAAGTCTACCCATTGCCCAGAATTTTTCCAAATTCTTAAAACGTTATCGTTACCGGAATCTCTATAAAGAGGCCTTGTTCTGTACTCTCTTCCGTGATCGACAAGCGAGTAGCCAATGTCGGTCAATATCTGCCTTACGGATTCGCAGTCATTCATAATACTTCTCCATCGCCAGAGTCGTCTAGCTCAGGGCGCAATGACTTAGCAGATATAATATCTTCCAAAGTCCCAGTCTCTTCAACATTAAAATTGTTAATATTAAAACTTATGTAATTCGGCGCATATTTAATCTTTTTGCCCTCTTTGATTCTAACTAAATCGTGATGTCCAGCAGAGTCTTTTCCTTGGAAGCGGGTCGCTAGAGGAATCAGCTTATGAGAACCGAACTCTATTCCATCGTCAGCAATCTCTTCTACGCTCTTGCGCCTGAAAATAGCGACAAAAGATGCATACCATTGTAGCCGATCAGACTGAGAAATCGCGCTGCTGTCATCTACGCCGTTCTCTGCGCTTCTGTTAAGCTGGCAAGCTGTTAGAATGGGGACATTTAATTCCAAGCAAAGCTCTTTAAGAGCGTTGACTTTGTCGCCAATTAATTGGTATTCTTGTTTGTTTTTATCAGATTCGCCTGTTAGCTTAATATAATCATAAATAATAACGCATTGATTTCCGCGACCAACCTTTGAGAAATACCAGCGCTTGACAATAGACGCCACTTCCTCGATAGGCTTTCCAGCTACTTGAAGATGGTCTACTTGATTGCTAAGGGCTTTGATTTTGCTTTTGCTTTCTTCAAATTTTTGGAAAAGATTAGCGTTCTTTTTCCAGTTACCTGTTTCTAAGTGCCAAACAGGAATGCCGGTAATAGAAGAAGCTATTCTGAACTTCATATCTATAGTAGACATTTCAGTGTCTAGAACAAGGGCTCGGCACCCTTTATTCATGCTTGTGACCTTAATGGCTAGGTCGTTCAATATGGTTGATTTGCCATGCTTAGGTCTGCTTACCCATGCATATATATTACCGGGACGAATGCCGCCATAAAGGCGATTAAAATTTGGATAAGGAGTAGCTAAGCCAGTATCTTGAATTGGATTGTTTCCGCGTTCTTCAATTATTTCTATTACATTAGCAGTAATATCTTCTGGCTTGTTATTCTCAGCAGCGTAAACGCAAATTTTGCTATTGTAGATCTTATCTGATTCGGTAATGATTTCTTCAATTTGTTTTTCTGCGCATGAATTAGCAAACTTTTTAATATCGTCTCCGGTCTGCTCTATCTCTCTTCTGATCCTGAGCTTAAGAAGTTCTTTAGATCCTTCAATTAAACCGGCCTGAGAGGTGGGCACAAGGCAAATGCTGTTGACATAATTAAAGATATCAATAGACTGGTCCTTAAATGTGATGCCAAGGTTCTTGCATTTTTGAGAAATCAAGACCTTATCAATTTGCTCCCCTTTATTGAACGTCTCTTTAAAAACGCAAAAGATAGTATAATGAACCTCATTGATAAAATCACTGTCACTGATAAAAGATTCAACGTCGGCAAAAGAAGTTGGATGCCTAATTAATCCAGACAATACGTATTTTTCTACTTGGAGAGAATAAATGGCCATTAAAGATTGATATTAAATTTGTCTTTGAAAAACTGCTCTGACAAGTCTTTCACTTCGTTTTCATAAACTTCAACCAACTGAAACTCATTCAAAACCAGCCACTTTTCCTTAGCGACATCTCTCTTGATTGATTTCAAATAGTTCAGCCTAGAGTCTCCGTGAAAGAATTTATTGTAAGCGGAGTGCTGTTTGCCGTGAACTTCCACGGCTATTCTTAGGGTAGCGTTAACAATGTCTACTTTAAGTCTAGAACCAAATACAGGAAACTCTTCATAAACAATATGGTTCTTCCAGTACTTTTTAAGAAACTGCTTTGTATTAAACTGAACCTTAGACCGAGAAGCCGCCTCCCAATCAACTAAATACTGAGAGACGTTTTTGCTTACAGCTTTACCGTATATATTATACAGCTTCACTTCTTTAAGGCGCTAATGAACTTATTAAAGAGATATTTAGTAACGTCTTGGTGCTCCTCAAGGAAGTTCTTTAAATTAGCTTCTCCTTGATGCTGCTTAGGCATTTCAATGTTGTTCTCTGCCAATTCTTTAATAAGCTCGTCGGTAATAGTGATCCAAGCCCCCTTAGCATGAGCGAACTCCCAAGCTAAAAGCTGGTCAACGATTTCATACTCAACCCAAACACTCGATCCGTTAGACCGCTCATACTTAATCGGGTAACGAACTTCTCTTCCGGACTTTTCATTGGGAGTCTTTTTGAAGATGATTTTGCACCAATGACCAACTGGATTGCCTTCTCCTTTAGCGTTAGCATAGATAAGATCCTTATTCCAGCGCTGTTGGAACTCAAGAATCCAATCTGAATAATGCAAAGCAGCATTTCCTCCGCTTGCGTTAGTTACTTTCGGATCGCCTTTCTCGTATGGGTTTATCTTAATCGATGATCTGACTTGAGACACAAGGAAGCATATGTGGCCTCTGGAAGAGAAAGCCGCAGCCATTTTGCGAAGAAGATCAGACGTTAATAGGGCTGCTCCAGCCGTTTTATTTGCTTCCATAGCAGACTTAGCTAAGTCATTTCTAGGGACCAGAGCGTCAAGGCTGTCGATGATAAAGAAATAAATATTTCCATCATCATTATTTTTAATTAGCTCACGCATTGTGTCGGTGACAAATTCATAATCATTAGTAGGAATAACCCTCCACTTAGCCGGATCGGTGCTTACTCCAGATCTGGCAATCATGTTTTCGCTCAAACGCCCTTCAGACTTAATATAAATAATGCATCCTTTTTCTGGATGGGTTATTTGGAAATTGCGAGCAAACGCCAAAGCGTTGCTAGTTTTGCCTCCCTCTGTGATTCCTGAAGATCGGATGATTCCGGGATGGATGCCTCCGCTCATCTCAATATCTAATGTCAAACTGCCGCTGCTAATAACATAATCAATATTATTATCAAAAGCGTAATGGTGGTCTTTATTTCTATTTAGAATATTATCAAGAACCTTCAGCTTTCCTGATGATGTATCCGAGTCTGGATTCTCTTGAATTTCTTTCTTTTGTCTTGCCATATTATGTCTTATTAAAAATATTTAAAAAATCTTTTACTGATGTAGGTTTTTTTACAATTTCCGTAGGAGGAGCTACTGGATTATCTTCTAGGATAATCTCCTGCTTTTCAAAAGAAAGAGACTGATATTTTTTGATATCATTGAGAAACTTTTTCCCATTTTCTCCCAAGAACCAAGTCAAGGATATAGTTTTGGTCCTACCATTTAAACTCATAAGCCAATCAAAACCATACTCTTTTATAAGCTTGGTAGCTACGCGCATTTCATTAGGCCAATTAATATTTTTTTTATCAATCAGAAATAAAGATATCACCTCTTGCTGCTGGCTTAATTTTCTTGGCTTGCTCGTTCGCGCAGTCATCGAGGACACTATGACTCGCAGCTACGATTTGTCAAGGAGAGACACGTCATGGGCGACCATTTTTTTGACTAGCCCTTTAAAATCAACTTTTGGAGACCACCCAAGCTCTTGCCTGGCAGGGGTAGAGTCGCCCATGAGAAGCTCGACCTCGGCTGGGCGATAAAATTTTTTATTTATCTTAATTAAAACAGAAGAAATTGGATCTTTGGAAATGGCATATTTTGTAGAAACGCTATACTCTTCGTTAACATTAGAGCCATGCCAAACACCATCTATGCCTGCTTCGTTAAATGCGATTTCAATAAATTCTCTAATGGAGTGAGTTTCGTCGCTAGAAAGAACATAATCTTTTGGGGTCGTTTGGTTTAGCATCTTCCACACGCCATCGACAAAGTCTTCGGAGTCAGACCAATCTCTTTTAGCGTCTAAATTACCTAATTCAATTGGATCAAAAGACATGCCATTCTTTATAGCGTGATATATTTTTGCTACTCCTTTGGTAATTTTTCTAGTTACAAACTCTTCTCCGCGCTTAGTTCCTTCATGATTAAATAGAATGCCATGAATAGCATAGAGATCATAAGACTCTCTGTAAACTTTAACAAGGTGCCTGCAAGCTGCCTTAGATGCTCCGTATGGGCTCCTTGGTCTGATAGGGTGGTTTATGTCTTGAGGTATAGTAGCGACATTGCCAAACTCCTCGCTAGAACCAGCAGAGTAGAATCTGCAATTTGGCTTAAATCTTCTAATAGCTTCAAGACATCTAGCAACTCCAGTAGCATTAATATCGAATGTTTGCAACGGGATAGTCCAGCTGCACCCAACAAAAGATTGAGCGCCAAAATTAATAAAATAATCAGGTTGAATTTCTCTTACTAAATTGTCGATACTCACGCTATCGGAAAGATCTCCGTACACCAAATTAAATCTAGGATTACTTATAAATCCGTTGCAATTTACAAAATTTGGATTAGAGCTTCTCCTGATCATCCCATAAATTTCAGCGGAAGTATTTTTTAGCAAATACTCGACCATGTTAGCTCCGTCTTGACCGAGGATACCAGTTATTATTGTTTTCATATTATATATTAAATTGTGCCTAGATGATATCAGTATCTTTCGTTTGCGCGATCAATCGTAGTCGTATTCGGTTCAAGTAGAAAATAATTATTCGATAACTTTTTTTACTAAAATTTGATAATCTTTGATAAGTAAATCATATTTACCTGAATACTCATTTAAAAATTGATTCGTGTTTTTAATGAATTCTTGATTCCAGTATTGTGTAAATTTTTTCATTGTTAAAAGTTTTTTTATTCAGTCAGATGTTATTGAGTAAATTATTTTAGCTTAAACAAGCTGTGATATTTTGAGCGCTTGTTCTTTTAAAATTGAAGTCGTATTTTTTTAACTTTTCAATAAGTTGATCGTGCTTGGCTCCTACATTAAAAGGGCCATCAGAATGAGCAAATTCATAATGAATATTGCTTGGGAGATGTGTATCAAAATCTAAATGTAAAAGAATAGGAACGTCGAAACCTTCCGTATCAATAAAAAACCAATCTACCTTTTCATTAAAAAACTTAAAAATTAAATTTACATCTATTACCGGGACTGTTATATTATTAATGGTTTTATGCTCGTGTCGGTGCAAATGATTTATAGATAAAGAAGAGTGGCCGCATTTATCGTCGTAAGATGGAAAATAAAAATTTGTTATTGTATTTTCTAGTCCTACTGCACAATTCAAAACCGAAACTTTTTCTCCTAAAAACTCGTATGTTTTTTTCGCTATTTCTGTGCATTTAGGGAGGGCGTCAATTACAAGAAATTTATTTATTTTTTCTTTGTTTTCTTGTATAAATTTGTTTGCTTCATCGGAGCAATCGTTGCATCCTATTTGTATAATGTTCATATAAGAGATTGTTGTATCTTTATTTTATTAATCCAGTAGTCGATATCTAAAATTTGTTTGTTGAATTTAAAGTTATTAGATTTGTATTCATCTACAAGATCATTTATCATTTTTTTATTTATAATTTTTTCGTTTTCAATTTGTATTATCGAAGCGTCAAAATGATTGTACATTAGATGTTTAGGCACAATAGGTATGCAGTCAAAATAAAGAGCCTCCCATGTTCTGTGGCAATCTATGCCGTTTCCCCTAGGAGAAGCGCAAAGATAATGATTTTTAACATTACTAAAATTTTCTACTGAAGAAAGCCTTGGGGAAATTTCAAAACCCTCTTGAGACAAATGTTTTAACCAATTCTGTCGAGAATGGTGGCTGAAAAATTGAGATCCAGCGCCAGAAAAATTAACGCATAGATCTTTGTTTTTTTCATAGGTGTCGCTTAATTTGTATTTTGACCAGAAATCTAAATCGATTAAAGTGCCTTTCCAAGCTCCTGCGTGGTTTTCTATGCCGATAGGAATTGGAATTAAATCTTCATGCTCATAATCTGCATTTAAGGCAAACCATTTTTTTACGCATTTAGGTTTTAAATCAAAAATATTTTTATCGATAGGAAGGTCTCTCAGATGAGATATTAAAATATATTTATTTGAGTGATCTTTTATTTCTCTAAATAGTTCAGGAAGATAGTATGAATCGCAAAAAATTATAGCTTTGTCAAAGTATTCTCTTTTGCTTTTAATTGACTCAAACGGTTGTTCTGAATGGCTTCTGGGCCAATCTCTACAAACAATTACATCTGCTGCTTTTTGAAAATTACACCCATTCAGTAAATTGTTTAAATCCATCTTTACAGGATATAATGGTTGCCTTCATTTTTTAGACAAACTATGCTGGGGCTTTTAGACACGTAAGCTTCTATCATGTATCTTTCAGCTTCTTGTGCATTTCTTGGAAAAAAACTTTGAACATTTTTAAACAAATCTACTATTTTTTCATCAAGTAATCTATGCGTTGGCCCATGAGTCGGGTAGTCGGCGAATCCTATAAGCATAATCGGAAGATTTTGTTCGTCAATATCTATCTTTATTTGCTCGAAAGGTCTTTCTATTAAAAATGGAGTAATTGAATAAACTATTGGTCTTATTCCTTCTAAACACATTCCTGCCGCCATGCTTATAACGCTTTGCTCGCAAACTCCTAAATTATAAATTCTGTCTGGAAATTTTTCCCTAAATTCGCCCATTTCCTGCTCTACATCGCAATTAAGCAAAAAAAGGGTTGGGTCTTTCTCTGCTAGTTTGACTATTGTTTTACCAAATGCTTTTCTCATAATTATAAAAGTTCTTTAATCATTGACTCTTGTTCTGTTGCTGTGGGGAATCTTGAATGCCAAGACGGTTGATTTTCCATGAAGGAAACGCCTTTGCCTTTTATAGTATTTGCAACAATAAATGTTGGCTTATCTGATGTTTTTGAATTAGAAAGCAATTGAGTTAACGTTTCTATATTGTGACCATCAGTGTCGAAAACATTCCATCCGCAAGCGTATGCTGCTTGATTTACAGCGTGTATTGGAAGAACTTTGTCTACATATCCATTGTTTTGAATTCCATTTTTATCCATGATCACTGTTAGATTATTAAGATTATGATGTGCTGATATCAGCAAGCTTTCCCATGTGGTTCCTTCTTGGGCTTCTCCGTCACCTATCATAACAAAAATATGTCCTTTTTTATTAAGTTTTTTTCTTGCGAAAGCCATTCCCATCCCAGCGGGAAACCCGTGTCCTTCGCTTCCTGTGGTAAATTCTATGCCATTCAAAGAATCTAACTTTGGATGCTTTTCTAGTTTTGGTTTAAGACCTTTTTCCAAAAGAAGTGCGTAGAGCCCCCAGCAAGCATGGCCTTTACTCAAAATGAACTTATCACAATCTTTTAATACATTATCATATAATGCAATAAGCATTTCTATGGAAGATAACGTGCCTCCATAATGATTAGCTCCAACAGATTGCGCTAATTTAATGGATTTAATTCTTAATGACTTAGATCTTTCGTTTAACATATTTTCAATTTTTATATGCAAATATTACATATGGACCGTCGTCAGAGTTGACTCTAAGAGTGTTTCTGATTGAATAGTCGCAAGCTTTCAACTTGTTGAGCATAGAATTTATGAGATAATTACTATGGCATTCTACATAATATTCACTTACTAATTTAAAATCTTCATCATTCATATTGAAAATTAAATCTTCGTGGCCTTCAATGTCCGCTTTAAGTATATCAATAGAATAATCTTTTATTAAGTTTTTGATTTGGTCAGAAGAAGAGAGGGTTTGATTTAAAAATACAGATCCATTCCTTCCTCCAAGAGTCTTATTTAAATGGTCGATGTCGTCCTTATTCATATCAACGCCAACTACTTTGTTGGCTCCTAGATTAAGCCAATGCTCAGAAGTAGAAATCATTTCCTCCCAAATAACTGCGTACCAATTCAAATGAGTTTGCCTTGGCCCAGTGCCTCTTTTAAAAGACTGGGTTTCTCCAAAAAATCCGCAGCCTAAATCTAAAATGTTTTTGTTTTTTACATTAAGGCAGTCTTCTGGCCAAGCGTTGATCGGTATTTCATTGGTGCAAATTCCCCTGTAGCGTATCTGTTGATCCATATAGAATATACTTTATAAAAAATTTTAATTTTCTAATTTTTTTAATCTATTTCTTTCCATTCTAGTCTCAGAGTTGGAGCGCCATGGTGCGGGTACGCTCTTGAGTATTTATGCAGAAACCTGTGCCCTTTAAAATCAAAAGAATCGCACAAAAATAAAAAAGAACTTGGGATGCAATGTATTTCTTTAGCGTTTTCTATGAGCTTTAGATAATCGAAAATGTTATTAGTAAGGTTTCTTTCTGCTTTTATTATTCTTAAGTCGGGATTTATATTTTTTGTTATGATCATATTCCTGCTTGCGTCTTCATGCAAGAAAACGTAATCTGAAGATATTTCAAACTTGTTATAAAAAAAGTTTTCTCTTTCAGCGTCTCTTTCGACCCTGAAAGACGACCACCTTTTTTCCATGCCTATTCCGTGCTGCTCATAAAATCCTTCATCAAAGTGATTGTGAAGATTAATTAATCCATGCCCAACTTTTATAAATTTATCATATGGTTTTTGATCTAATGCAATAGGTATTTCATAAGCGCCGTTTATTAATATTAGTTCGAGATTATTTAAATCTCTGTACATAAATCTTACAGACTCTGAATTAAGATGTTTTGTAGCTAAAAAATGATGGTCTTCTGGGTTTTTTTTGCAAAATTCTCTTATCAATCCATTGCATATTATATTATCACCCATCTCTAAATGCTGATATATAAATGTTTTCATTAACTATTGTATAATTGATCGTATTTGGTTAACAGTCTAGCAAAATACTCTAATTGAGTAGCTTGATGAAGCAAAGAGTCTGCGAATTCTTTTTGTTTTCTTTTCACATCTGCATCGTAAAAAACTTTTCCTTCTAAGATTTCTTTTTCTTCTAGGATTGGCATTATGTTGTTTTTGTACACATACGGCATGTACCAATTAACGCTTTTATTTTTATTAGATTTAAGATGAATGAAGTAGCAATTAGAAGACATCGCCCAAAGTATTCTGTCCCAAGAAGAGGTGTTCCCGTCTATGTTTAAGATGTATTTATAGTCTAATTGATCTTTTATAGAAACTGGTTGAGCAGATATCTCTTCTTTTTTTATGCCTAGGTCTTCCAGCATGTCTTCGGTGAAATGTACAAAATTGCTTATTTTGGATATGACTGAATCGTTACCGAAAGCTTTAGAGCAGAATTTCACTCTTTGATTTAGAAGGCTTTCGTCTATAAGTCCAGAATCCGAGCCGTAGAAAGCTATTTTATCTTGCTTTGATTCAAATAATGAGTCGCCATCAAGGTGTTGATCTATTGTTTGGATATGGTAAAATAGATGAAGATCTGGCATTAAAATATGATTAGAATCTAAAGCCGCAGAAAAACATATTCTTGTATAATATTCATTTTCATCTATGCCATCAGTGAGATTAAATAAAATCTTGCAATTTAAATAAAGATTGTGATGGAGTAGCGTTAGCTCTAGAAGCTTTAGCAAAAAGCCAATTCTTCTTTCATTTTGAACAGGATGTTTCTTTAATACATTTATATTTTTGCCAGATATTTCAATATAGATTTCGAATGGGCTAGGTTCCCAATTTTCTTTTTTTCTAAGGTGGTTTATGCAATTTTTCTTGAAGATTTCGTTTATACAAACATCTATTATGTCGTTTTTAATTTCAATTTTCATTTTTTAATTCTATTAGTGAGTTTAATATGTTTTTAATAAAAAAATCTTTAGAGAACTTACGCTGGAGATCAAAGCCTTTGGAATTGATTCTATTTTCTTCAACTCTTGATATAGCTTGTTCGCAACCAAGCAGAAAAGCCTCTTCTTCAAAATCAAACACGTCCCCTTGGTTGCAAACGTCTCCAAAATGATAAAATAAATTATCATAGACTGGTTTTTTTCTAGACTGAGGAATAAGAATTGAGTTAGAATCATTAGCCCAATCTTTATTGCAATGAGCGTCTAAAACTATGGCGTGTTTTCCTATAGATACCCCATTAAATTCATAGTAATTAAAAGACTCTGCTCCACTTAAATTAATTAATATGTCTGCGTGATTAATAAATCTATTCCAATCTTCATCTTCAGATATTTTATAAAATTTTACATTAGATGGAAGACTTTCATTTTCTAATATTTCATTTATTATTTTTTTATTAGAATTTTCATCAATTAAATTATTGTTTATGCAGCACTGTAATGCATAATTAGGGCTGTTTTTGTATTTTTTAATCCAAGCTTTTATAGATTTAAGTTGATGTCTTTTTGCTTGGAATGGGCTTTGCAAGCTAAATACGATTGGGTCGCAATCTTTTTTTTCTTCTAATGTTTTGAACACGAAAGAATCAAAAGCAATTGGGATAAATCCGCATTTTAATGATGCAGAGTTCTCAAAGATGTTTTTACTATAAGAAGATGGAAAATAAATTTTGCAATTTCTGGTTGTGTTTATTTCTAAAGGCGTGGGTTTATCTAACTCGTAAAAACTGAGGCACGAGTGCGTTTTAGAAACAGACATCATGCATTCTGACAGATTTGAAATCTTAAACGATGGTATATGTCGGTTGTAATTTTCTCTAGCGTTTATGGCTTGATGCATTAGCCAACATTTAAAATGATGGTCATTTCCAAATGCTTCGTAAGATATATGTGATGATGGAAATAAAAAAATATTATGGTAGTCTATTCTTTTTTTTTCTATCTCGTATAAGGATCTTAAAATTAAATTAGATATTTTGCCAGATAAATTATAATTTATTGGCAGCTCTAAAGCGAAGTTATGCAGCTTCATGGCCAGAATTTTTTATAAAAGAAATGGCTTTTTCTGAAATTTCTGTTTTTTTATTGTCAATATTAGTATATTTAAATACGTTTAGTACACCGTCTTTTTCATATTGATTAATAAAATATTGATCTCTTATTTGATCATTGAAATCGCCAAGCACGCACAGAGTAGGAACCCTGAACATGCTAGACATTGTTTTGAATGCGCTATCTGTGCCAATAAATTTATAGCATAGCTTGACAAGCTCTAAACACGATTGGATGTCCATGTTTGTGTGCTTTACATTTTTGGATTCCTTAACTCCATAATTCTTAAGTTCTGGCTCAGATCCAAAAATTATATAGTTAAAATCATCTTTGATTATTTCATTAACAATATCAGAAGGAATATGCTTAGGCGGAAGATTGAATTTAGAATAAGTGTCAGAAGAAAAACTGCTGCCGAAAGGATGTATTCCAATTATTGGGTTACTGTTGTCGAATCTTTGAGAAAAGACTTTAGCTTCATCTTTAGCCGCTTGAGAGAAATCGATATCAGAATAAAAAGATCTCGGGCATTCTCTGATGTTTGTAGTTGAATTTTCTCCGTGATTTTCAACTATTTTATCAACCTGAGAGTCGTGCTCTTCTACATTATCAAAGTAATAAAAAGAACAGTTTTCGATACCTATATTTTTAAAGAAAAGTTCAGCTTGTTTAAAATGGGTATGGATAATGAATTCTCTGGTTGAGTTATTTTTTATAAACCAAAAGCATTGCAAAAAATCGCCCAAGCCGCCTCTAACGTAAAATTTCATATAGTTAAAATATTTTAAAGCTTGATTGTGTAAATTTCCATAAAATTAGACCTCCGTTTTGTAATTTTTTATGTAATTAGCGGATAGGGCAAGCGCCGCTGGTGCATTCTGTCATATCAAGCATTTCTAAGCTGTTAATATTTAAAGAAGAGGTAGGCTTAACCTTTGACATGGCAGATAGATACGTCTCCTCGTCTATTTCTTGATACGGGGCTTGTTTAAAGCCGTGATTCTTAAATAGCAAGAAACTAACACTCTTAATATTATGTTCGTAGTTGTCTTTAAGCCAAGCTTTCAATGACTCAAGCTCTTCTGGCTTGTAGTAAGCAGTAACAGAAACAGCGTTATCAGACCAAACTGTTTGCAGTTTTTTAACCATATCTAGCTGTTTAAGAACATCCATGTCTTTTGCTAAGATCGATCCTTCTGGAGTTTTGCAAGGAAAATAAACTACAACAGTGTCTCTGTTTTCTGTTCCATCAAAATTAATAAGGAATTCAACGTGATATCCAGTGTCTTTGCAAATCTGCACTAAAGCATCAGAGCTAGACATGCGCACAGTGCGCATATAGTATTGGCTGAATGCTGGGTGAACTCCTGGGGTTGCTCCCCCAAGAAGGCTTAGCGTTCCAGAAGGTTTGATAGTCGTGAGCTTAACACTTTCAGGCCAACCGCGAAGCTTGCTCCAAGACCTATCAAAAGAACGCAAAGCAACATAACAATCGTCAAGCCAATCAAGCTTATGTAAAGACTGGCAAATACCAGTAATGCCAAGACCGAGCCGCATGTTCTTGTGAACAATCTTATTGGTTTCTTCATGGATGAATGGCAAAGAGGCAATAGCCTTTTGGGTCTTGTAAAGAAGAGTGGCGCAATCAATCAGTTCTTCTTTTGATGTAATGTTATTTAGATAAAGCTCACTGAGATTGCAACATTCATAGTTAGAAAGACTAATCTCGGCGCAAGGGTTTGTCATTTCGCAATTGTCAGTATCTGTTGGATACATTGAGTTATCTGACATAAGACCGTCCTTGATGCGGCCAAACTTTTGAGATAATGGCAAATTAAAGAAACCGTAAGGTTCTCCATTAGCATAACCAGTATCTTTATTTATTTCATATCCATTCTTCCAAATTTCTTCAAGCACATGATCGTAGCTATCTGCGTAGATAGTATTGTTGCTCATAGCTCTCCAATTAGGCACATTGCCAGTTCCCCAATTCTTAGCCCGGAGATAAAGAATGTCGTCTGGATCTCCTAAAGCTATTTCAGCGCTTCTACGAACATTACCGGCTACAACAATGCTGCCAATGATGTTACAGATGTCAAGGACATCGATAGACCTTAATTTTTTTCCTTCTCTTGATTGGAATATTTTTGAGATCTTAACGATTCCGTCAATAAGGACTTGTGGACCGCTAGCTTTCCCGCCAAAACCCTTGATTGGCTCTCCGTATCCTCTGATGAGAATGGTCGAGTAAGAAAAAGATTTGCCTGTAACATAAAAAGCTTCCAATAATTTTGAAAGCAAATTAACCCAACCTTCGCGTTTGTCTGGAACAATGTAGTCAGCGTCTTTAGATCCTTCATGAATAACCTTTACACCTTTCTTAATTTTCGGAAGCTCATGCACATCTTCTCTGCGTATGCTGTACCCAACCCCGCCTCCGAGCATCAAGTTCTCGAATAGAAACAAAAATGCATTTGGTTCTCTCATTGCCACGGCCCAACAGTTAAGGAGAGAATTCGCACCGAATCTATCTACAGTGGAAGTCCCAAGTTGCCAAAGCATTCGGCCTGCAAAATTACATTTAAGATTAAAAACATAATCATAAATTCTCTCTGCTTCAGATTCCGTATATCCAGCACCGATCTTTTGGGCTCCGTTGATGCACCTCTCTACGGTTTCGTGCCACTCTTCGGTATTGCCATCTTCCTTGAGCCGGGCATAAGTTCTTTTGTATACTATATACCCCAAGCCGTTGAATCCCCAATTGGGTTGTTTATTTTTATATTTCGAAACAAATTCTTTAGATAAGATGCTCATAGAAAAAGGCAAGATGGTTTACACAGCATTACGAAGAAATGGAATTAGTCAAGTTGAATTTTAGGAACTTCAGATGGGTTGACCCTACTCTTGTACTTAATTCCTTTTCTTTTTTTAGAATATTTTTCTTCAGCTTTCTGGCGCAAAGGATCTGTGCCGCCATGTTTCGCGGCTCTTTTGTCGCTTAACTCTTGAGAGTAATCCCAAATTTCTCCTAGCGTGCCTTTCATTTTGCCTGTTTTTTCTACAAATTTTGATGACGAATCTAATCCAAATTCAGTATCTATTTGAGCATTAGGTATAGTAAAAACTCTTTCGTACTTAATCCCTTCCTCAGAGTAAGTGTGGTTGTCGTTCATTCCCTGAAAAACAGAAATCGTCTTGCCTGTGTTGGGGTTTTTGAATAGGTAAATTGGCATATTAAATCAAAGATAGTAATTTATTTGCTGTTGAAGAGTACTTGAATTGCTCTTGTATTTTTAGCCCTTGATGGTTGACTCTGTCGTTTTCTACTCTTTTAATCGCCTCTTCGCACCCGGCAATAAAACTGTCTTCATTAAAATCAAAAATATTGCCTTGATTAAATGGCGCTCCTTTAGAAAAGAACTTCCCATCATAAACTTCAATCTTTCCTTTTGGTTCAACAAGTATTGAGTTGTCTTTATTCGCCCACTCTTTGTATGCAGTAGCGTTCAATATAACCGCATGTTTACCTAGCGCAACAGATTGAAACTCTGGAAGCCCCCAGCCTTCGGATCCAGACATTCCTAAAATGATATCAGCAGAATTCAAGAAGTCATTGTATGTTGAATTTTTTGGCATCGAAGATAAAAAAGATACATTGAAAACTGTTTTGCCATCAAGGATACTAGAGTATATAGATTTTAATTCATTAGGGTCTTGATAAAACTGATTATGAATAGAACATTGGAGTGAGTATTTTTTATTCTTTCCAAATTTGCTTATCCAAGTTTTAATTATTTTAGCGTGGTGCTTTCTCTTTTCGTATTTGCCACATAAGTTAAAAGTGATTCTTCCATCATCAAAGTATTTTTTATTTGTTACTTTAAAATGTCTAGAGTCAAAGCCAAGGTTAGTAACTGTAGAATCAATACCAGAATTTGAGAAGACTTCTTTTGTGTAGTTAGAGGTAACACAAACGGTGCTATTTTTTAAAATATTTGTTTCTATTGGAGTTATCTGATCTGTTTCGTGGAAAGTAAGGAGAATTTGTTTATTTGAGTATGACCTTATAGAGTCATTAATATGCCAAAGCCTAATGCACGGGATGTTCCTGTTGTGCTTTAAGAATGATTCGTTGTTGTTTTTAATTATCCAATCAATAAATTCTTGCTCAAAATCAAATGCTGAAAAATCTATATTTTGGTCAGAAGCTTTGAAAATAGATGGATTGAGCCCCATTTTATAGAACTCATACAGCAAGTTAAAACTTACTTGCCCAAAGCTAAGAGAATTTAGAGGAACATGAACAGCGAATTGCATAAAAAAACCTACCTATTGTTATAGGTAGGTGAAAAAGATTTTCTATTTTTTATTACAAAACACCATCGTCGTCATCGGCCACTGGTTGGGCCTTCTTTGTTGGCGTTGACGAGGTTGTCGCGGTTTGTTCCTTTTGCTTGTCTGGCCGATCAGAAGCATAAATCCTAAAGTCTGGAGACTTTTCAGATTTCTTTTCCTTGTTAGAAAAGATAACAACGTCAATTTTTCCTTCTAGCGAAGAATTAATATGACCAGTCATATACTTTTGAGACTTGTCCTTGCTGATTTTCAACCACAAGGCTCCCAATTCACGCGTATCCCATTTATTTTCAGTCTTTACATCACTCATGCAAGAATATTATGGCTACAGAAAAAGAAAAGTCAAACCAAATCGAAAGAATTTTTGCTTACGATTTTCGTTTTCAAAAACTCCTTGGCTTTTTCGTGCAGATTGATAGCGGTTTGGGTGCTGATGTTCAATTTCTTAGCAATTTTATTCCAAGTAGTTAACTTAGATGAGTTAGAAAAATACCTTAGACGGTAAACTTCGTTAATCCTTTTATCTTTAAAAGAAGAAAGCATAGAAGACAAGAAGTCGTACATCTCTGTGTTTTTATCAGAGACAGACAAAATATCTTTATTAAAATAAGTATCTACTCTGAACCCTTCGTTTAAAGCATATTTCTTATTAGAGTTAATATAATTTAAAAAATGATATCTTGAGCAGTTGCAAAACCAAGTGGAAAATTTAGTTTTTTGATTAACGTCGAAAGACTGAATAGCTTTATAAAGGATAAAATCTTTTTCAAATTTAATCTCTTCTTTGCTCATGCCCATTCTAATTAAAGTTTGGGAGTATTTTCTTGCTATAGAAAAGTAGAAGTTATCATATGAATTAGATAACGTCTCGAAGCTAACGTTGCAGTTGCTGAGTTTGATCTTCTCGACCAAAGGCAGGTCATTGTCTTTTATAGATTGTACTTTTAACATAAACTTTATCCTTGATGCTCTGTAACTCTACAGAGACTTTCCTTTCATACCATCGCCTTATAACTTTTCCTTGAGTTGGAATTAAGCAATAGCAGGTCAACTTAGACTTTATATCTAAGTAATTATTCACCCAAAAGTACCCACATCAGTCATCGCATCTCCGGCTTTAGCAAATCCGTTTAGCTAGTGACTACCTTTGGCTATTTCCGACTGTTGTTTACGCAGTGACTTTTTTTTCAGACATCTACCATCGCCTTTTCCTTTGAGAGGAATTAAGTTTCTAGCAGTTTTAAATAGGACTCATTTACGACGCGGCCTCTCCCGAACGCACGCTGGAATTTCTTCCAATTTCCTATCGTCTTTTGACGGGCTTGTTGATCTATTACGATTTTTAAAATAAGGAGTCTATCCTTAAGTGAGCATGGTTTTGCTCGGCTACCTCTGCACAACAATCTAACTGATTCTTACAGCGGACCCGGCAAAAGTCAAATTATTTTTTTAAAGACTCTGGAGAGGCTTTCGAAGCTATGTAAATTAAATTTTTTAAATCTTTTTCTGTGACGTTCATTACGTCGCACTTTTCAGAGTCGCTCCCGAGAGCTTTGCACATGTCGTTTATTACCGACGCTATCGCTGCGGAAACTAAGCCGCTGATCTCCACGGTTTGAGAAAAAGACTCAAGAGGCTTTATCAACACCCAATAATCTTGCCCATCTACTACGCATGAACGAAGAACGTTGGCTTTCTCCATTTCTTTCAACGCGCAAGTAAGAGCCGCATCTTCAGCATTTTCATCATCAGAAACCAAAAGAACTTCTTTTCTATTTTTCTTTAAGTTGAAACAGGTGTGATTATTAAAATATTCGTTAAGCAACTGATAGCTATCAATAATGTTCATGACTTAATATGCTAAAACAGAAACAAAAATCAAATTTTATATTGACTTTTTTTGAGTGAAACGCATAATGTAATCGTGGACATACCAATCAAACTGCTTAGCGCTTCGGCTAAAGCGCCCACTCAAGGAACCCAGTTTTCTGCTGGGTATGACCTATATGCCGCAGAAGAGACTGTGGTTCCTAGGTTTGGTAGAAAATTAATAAAAACCAACGTAAGCATGGCTATCCCCATGAATCATTATGGAAGGATTGCTCCGAGGTCTGGATTGGCGTACAAAAACGGCATCGATGTGCTTGCCGGCGTTATTGATTCTGATTACCGTGGCGATATTGGAGTTATACTATACAACACAGACAGCAATTCAGATTTCGAAGTCAAAATTGGAGACAAGATTGCTCAAATTATAATCGAGCATTGCAGCGGCGTTCATTTTGTTCAAACCGGAAACTTACCAATAACCAAACGCGGAGAAGGTGGCTATGGACATACAGGATAATTTAATTCAAGCCGCATCTTGCGCGGCTGTTTCTTTTTTACTTTATAAAACTGAATTTTTCGTTGAATACGGCGAGACGTTTAATCTGATATCTTTTTCTAATTTGATTGAATATAAGTGTTTTAAGATTCAAAGCCCTCAAAGGGTAAATTATTTTGATTTTTTAAATTACAAGCACAATAATTTTTTTACGAAGTTATTAAGCTGCCCGTATTGCTTAGGGTTTTGGCTGTGCTTGATTGCTTCAAAAATACAATTTGTACTTTTTGTTTATTTTGTGTATGTATTATTGTATAAAACGATTGAATTAATGTTTAACCATGGAACTAGAAATTAAAGGCTTTATTGAATTTTGCAGGGCAATTTCATTTAACCCCACCGAGGTCGCAAAATCTAAACAGCTTGTAGAGGCTTTGTCTTTTTGCTTGAGTGGGTTTTCTAATTGCGATTGCTCAAATAAACCAAGCACAGAAAATTTTGAAAAAAAATATTTAGAAATATCTCATGAGTTCTCTAAAGATTCTTTAGATATTTTGGGACGAATACTCGATCCAAATTCTACTTATTCTGATATTTATATTTCATTTCCCACATCTGATAAAAAAATAAAAATAAAATGAAAGAAACAAAACTTGACATCAACTCAAGACTTGTAGGAAAAACTGTTAAGGTTCTAGACCCAGATGGAGAATGGGCTGGTGAAGTTATAGCTGTAAAAGACGAGCATACATTTTTGATATCTAATGGCAATGCTTTAATTGCTGTTGATATTTTTGATGTTAGGTCTTTGAATTGAGTGTAATTCATACTATATGCCACTAGTCAATCCTAAAAAAGCAGAAAAAGAAAAAGAATTCGTAAGCAGATGCGCTGGAGATTCTTCTATGATCAAAGAGTTCCCAAACCCCAAGCAAAGGCTTGCCGTGTGCTACAATCAATTGAAGAAGAACTCTAAAGCTTCTGAATCTATTGACTGGGAAGATTGCTCTGAGGAAGACTTTATAATTTATTGAAATAAAAAAGGCGCGGTTTTTAATCGCGCCGTGTTGTTTACTTCCCCTTCTTCGAGGAACCAGATCTTCCCGGTGCGGTCTTACCGCCGCCAGTCTTTGGCGTTGGCGCTGGAGTTGGCACTGGAGCAGTCTTCTTTGCGGCCTTCTTGATTGGCTTCGTTACCGTTGCGACCTTCTTAACTGCCTTCTTCGGGGTCGGCTTAGAGGGTGTCTTGGTTGATTTATTTGTCTTAGATGTTCTGTTCATCAGATGTATCTTAAAATTAACCTTTCAAAATTCCAGAAAAATCTTGACTTAATTAAAAAATCTCTTATACTCTCTAAAGAGATGGGCATAGAAGATAAAATCATTTGCTTGTGCCTCAACAAAAGGTGGCAACCAATCGGGGTGAAATCTGTAAGAGACGCTTTCAGCGAATTGGTGCATCCCAATTGTGTCGCTTTAAATATTGTATACAAGAAAAATGGAGACGGCTCTTCAAATTTCTCTGAGGTAGAAGATATTCAAGCTGTTAAATGGAGCGAGTGGATTGAGCTTCCAGTAAGAGAATGTGATTTAGAAATTAGAACAAGTAAGATGTCTATAAGAGTGCCCACAATTATTGCTTCTTCTAAGTATTCTGAAATACCTGTTAAAACATTTCGCCCAACTAAAAATAATATTTGGATTAGAGACCAAGGGATTTGCCAGTTCACGGGGCGCAAATTGAAAAAAGAAGAAGCGAATACAGACCACTTAATTCCTAAGTCAAGAGGCGGTCTTAACACTTGGGAGAATATGGTCCTGTGCCATAAAGATATTAATTCTAAAAAAGCGAATAAAACCCCAGAAGAAGCTGGTCTAAAGCTTATTAGAAAACCAAAGCCCATGTCGCCTAGGTTAGCAAGTGATTCGATTGAATTTAAAAACCATATTGATTGGAGCGTATTTTTAAAATGAATAAAATTATAGGAATATCAGGACTAGCCGGAGACGGCAAAGACTCTTTGTGCAATTTGTTAAGGACTTTGTTTGAAAGCAACGGGTTTGAATTTCAACGCATGGCCTTAGCAGACGATCTAAAAGAAGAGTGCCGAGAAGCTTTGTTGTCTATGTACAACATTAACCCATTAACATGCTCAAGAAAAGAGAAGTCTGCAATTAGAGACTTTTTAGTTTTTTACGCAAAGGTTAAGCGCGAAGAGTCTAAAGGAACCCATTGGGTGAATAAGCTTAATAAAAGAATTAAAGCTCTGCCGAAAACCGAATTAACAAGAATAATTTGCGTCCCAGACATTCGACACGCTGAATACGAAAAAGACGAGGCGGCTTGGATTAAAAAGAATAAAGGAATTCTAATTCATGTCAAGAAATATCAAATAGAAGAACATTTTACTCACAAGAAATTTTATTCTACACCAGTAAATAGCGAAGAAGCCTATCACACACCAAGACTAGAAAATCTGGCAGACTTCATTATTGAGTGGCAAGACACTTCGCCTACGCCTCCTGAGGATAGCCATTTTTCTAAAGCTTCTGTAGTTGAGTTATTTCGCCTTATCGTTGAATCAATCGGCGAAACAAAAAAGCCCAGCAAAGCTCAGAGGCTCCAAAAAAAACTAGAAAAACTAAAGAAAATAATTTGACTTCTTTAATTCGTGGCTGATAATATAAGCGTTATGAACAAGTACACAATTACAGTCATAGAATCGTCTACAGGGAACTTTATTGTTACCGATGTGCAGAAGACAGTGAAGATCAACCAGCACCGAACAGACATGAAGCGAGTGGCTAATAGTGAGTTTGGTTTCGCAACCGCATCAGACGCTAAAAGTCTTACGAAGCGAGCGGTTCGTCGCAGCCGATAAAAACGAACTGGATCGGGGGAGGCGAAAGCCTCCCTTTTTTTATATGAACGATTTCGACATGATTATGAAGACTTCTCGATTCTACGAGAAGGAAGCTGAGAGGCTATTGAAAAAATTAGACACAAGCTCTACAAAAAAACAAAAACTAGACGCCCTTACAGAGCTTAAGTCTTTAAAGCAAAAAATTAAATTTGAGATAAACCAAATCTCTAAAATTATTCAAGAAAACGAAGACAATCAATAAGCGGTGTAGCCGTAAGTTCTTCCTGATCTGATGTAAGGATAATTGTCTGGGAAAGCCCCAGCGACGATATCGTCTCCGACAACTTGGCCGGGCACAAACTTCATTCCTCTGTATGCGCTGACTAGCAACTTGAGAGCTTCTTCCTCTTGTTTCTTTTCGGCGCTTACTGTTTTTATGATTTGATTTTTATCTAGTTTTCTGACCTTTGTATCGTTATGAGTTACTTCTACAACGTCATCAGAGTCTATAGCGGTTAATTTAGATCTAATAATTACAGCATATCTATGCACAATGTACATCTTTTTTAAGATTGCCACAGCATTGATATCTATTTCTGTAACATCATCAGCAGAATCTACTATCTCATAAGTAGTTTCATTAACCACAAAACTAGAAAAAAGAAGACTATTCAACGCCCCGACATTAGCTCTAACCCAAAAAGCAATAGGAGCAATACTCAAATCCGTTGGGCTATTTAAATCAAAATAAATCTCTTGAGCTATGTCAACGACCTTCATATTTATTAATTACACCTATAAATTCAATATCTAAAAACAAAAAACCCACGCCGCAAAGCGTGGGGTAGAGTAGTCTTTTTTTTGTTACTGGAGTCTATCTTGAGGAGGTAGAAGCTTTGCTAATACCTGAATGCAATTATCAATAACCCCATGCTCTTGATACGTAAGTCGAGCTTGACGAGCAGCGAATACAAGATTCTGCAATGCTGCTTCTGGAGTCAGCGGGGGCTGCTGAGCTTGTTGAAGTGCTTCGGGTGACTGTGTTTGGTTAGCTTGATTTTCCATAATGATTAATCTTAAAAAATTATACTCTCTTCTCTAAAAAAAATCTAAAAAATATTAAAGATGAATAATCACAGGCACTTGATTACTGGAAACAGACCCAACGTTATTAGATACAACTACAGAATAGATTCCTTCGTCTGATTGTTGTGCGTTTGCTATGGAGATGGTGTTGCCTGTAAAGCTTGGTAGAGTTACTGAGTTCTTTTTCCATACGTAACTCAATGGTGCCGCGCCTTGAGCGTTCACATAGATAGAAAGAGTCGCCCCAACACTTATTGTTTGAGCCATTGGCTGGTACAAGATTGTGGGGGGAGTAGCGGGGCCAACTACAACTACCGCCGCAGAGCTTGTTACAGACCCTCCGCTATTCGATACGGTAACGGTGTAAGATCCTGCATCAGAATCAGCTACAGTCAATATGTTTAGCGATGCATCAGTTTTTCCTAACAGAAGAGTCGCTCCCTTGTACCATTGATAAGACATAGGATAATCTCCAGACACCATAACGTTTAGCGACAATTGATTGCCAAGAGGAATAGTTGCGCCTGTTGGCTGAGTTACTATAGATGGAGGAACCGGGGGCTTTGGCTCTATCATTTCTATATAAGGAACCCCAATATCTGTGGTTATTGAATCCGCAATATACTTATAATCTGAAATCTCGGAACTCTCTGCTGACCAATCTTGCCATTGATCAAAACCCATTCTTTTGTAAGTTCTATCAATTACTAGCCCGCTAGGATTAATAAAAGAAACAGAAAAATTCGGCCCAAGATGAGGGTCAAAGTCGTTGCTTTCGATTGTGATTTTTGCCAAATTCATGTTTGGCGTTGGGGTTGCTGTTAATACTATTGTTTTCATATTTATTTGTTACACTTAATTTGATTGTAGAAATTTCATTTTGCTTCAAGAGCAGACATTCTCGCTATTAGATTTTCTATTTTTTGGTTTTGATTTTCTATTATAATTTGTTGTTCTTTAATAGCTTCAATTAAAACAGGAATTAATCTTGGGTAGTCAATTGACCTTGCGTCTTGGCAATCGTCTGATAATTTCCACAAGTCAACAACTTCAGGTACAATTTTTTCTACGTCTTGAGCTATTAGTCCAATAATTGGAACATTTAATTTATATCCGTCTCTTACGCTATTTACGAATTCATTCCATTCATATTTTACTCCTTGGAGTTTCTTTATTTTTTCTAAAGAGTTTTCTAAAGGAGTTATGTTTTTCTTGAATCTTATGTCTGAAGAAGTTG